GTGACGTGGGAACAGCCCGTCGTCGCCGCCCACGCCGCACGTGTGGCGGCCGCCGACGCCGAAGAGACGATGATCCGCACCGCCATCGGTGCGGGCGCGAAGCCCACGCACATCGCGAAGTGGCTCGGCGTCCGTGGCCGAAACCGGGTCTACGACATCGCGAACCGCCCCGGCCCCGCCGTCATCACCCCGCCGTATCAGCCGCCCACGGTGTTCGTGGCCGCTGACGGGTGCGAGCCCGTGACCGCGCGGCGGGTTGAGACCGTGATGTGGGCCCATGGCTGGCCCACCGTCGTGTCGGCGACCGCCGCATGGCACTTGTGCGTCGCTGGGCGCACGGTGGTGTTGTGCGACATCACGCACGATTCCACGGTGACCGTCGGCGTGATGCGGGCCGACGACACGCCCGGCGACTTCACTATGGCCAACGGCGGCCGGGTGCCCCGTCCCGTTCGCGAAGACGGCATCTTGGACGAACATTTTTTGGCCTGCCTGGTCGCGACCGCCATTGCGGGTGACCAGACGCACGGCGAGTGAATCTCACCCCTTAATCAACCCCCGGACAAAACGGGAAGGCGGATTTGCCATGGCTGCGGAACTCTTCGTTGCGACGCTGGAAACGTCAGGCTTCCGGTTCATGACCGCCGGATCATCGGAACAAGAGGCGCGTGACGTCATGAAAGCGGCGTGGCACGCGCACCGCACGCAGACGGGCGCGACGTGGACGTTCGACGACTTGGCCGACGACGTCAACGTAGTCGCGATGCGGCCGTGGACCGCTCTGCGCGACGGATCGCCGATGAACCTCGGATCGGTTACATACTTCAGAAAGGCGCGACGCCAATGACATACGACCACGCTGAATGCGCGGCGGATCGGCACGACCGCACACCCGCCGACGCCACCGGGACCGACGACGACCAGCCCGCCGACGCCGACGGTCTCATCGTCTGCCGGGACTGCGGGGCGGCGCTGATGTACTGCGAAACGTTCGACGACTACGACCACGCCGACCCGGCGACCCCGCCGTGTTTTCTGATCGGAGCATGATCGCGATGGCTGATATCGCACCCCGGTACGTGGTGCTCGGCGACGGTCTCGAAGTCGCCCACTACGTGTTCGACGTCATGACGGACATGGTCGCCGCGCTGCCGAGCGGCCTGGACGGAGACGCGCAGGCTCGGGCCGACCACATGAACGCGCTGTACCTGCGCGCCGTGGCTCTGATCGCCCAGCGGGTTCGGTCCGAAGTGGCCGACGACATCGCCATGGGCACCGTGCCCGCCGATGTGAAGGCGTTCAGCGATCTCCACGACTACGTCGACGCGAACGAGTACGGCGGCCTGTGCGCCGAGAATTTCGGTCCGACGCGGATGGCGTTCGACGTGCAAAATGTCGTGCACGAATGGCTTGCCGCCGGACGCCTGGACTTCCCGGACATCGACGTCGACGACCCGGTCAGCCGGGAAGCCTGGGCGGTCTTCGGGAATCGGGCCGAGGCGAACGCCCCGGCCCCGTCGGCTGATGTCCAGCCGGCTGACGACCCGTGCGGCGGCGGAGACTCCGAGTACCGCCACATCGAAGAAGCCATCGCCGTCCCGCTCCACGCAGCCCCGGACGGGGCGGGCGGCGGCTGGCGGCTGTGCCTGCGCCATCTCGTTCACGGCTACGAATCGGCGCACACCGTCTACGACGACCCCCGTTTCCAAGTCATCCGGGAGACGTGCGGATGCTCGGGTGACGGGCATGACGACTGGTGCAACGACGACGCCGCCAAACTGGAAAACGCCTCATTCCCGGACGCAACGGCGCTGCTGCACATGCTCGCCGACGCTCTCGGCTACACCGTCGCTTACCCCGGCGGGACGACGGTCCGGTACTACGCCGACCGCAACGACGCGCGTCGGTACTACCGGGTTGAGGGAAGCGGCGTCGCGGTGTGGCAACCGTTCGCGCGCAACTGGGAATCGGTGGACTGCCTGCCGTGCGAACGCGACTTGGAGCCCATCACCCGCCAGCAGATCGCAAGTCCCGCCGCCAAGTGGGCGTTGGGACTCAAGTAAGTCCACGTTCAAGTCCGCGCCGATCAAAGCCGCCCCGTCCCCCGGTCCGCCGGGTGCGGGGCGGCTTTCGTCATGCCCGGGGTTCGCCGTCCGGGACGTCGAACTCACCGTCTCGGGCGCCGAGCCGGAAGGCTTCCCACTCGGCCGGGTCGAAGTACAAGACGACCTCGGGACGGCTGGACTGCCGCATGACGGTCCACGTGACGCCGTCGGTGTGCACGACGTGGGCGTACTCGATCGGGTCGTCGAGGGTCACGCCGGGCGGCTCGGCCCGGACCCACTCCACCGTGCTCAGGTCCAGTTCACGGCGCACGCGGGCCTTGCGGTTGTCGTCGGGGGTGACGGTCATGGCGACCACCGTAGCCGCCGGGCACAGGGCGGCCCGGACGTCGTCCAGGATGGCCAGCCGGCCGGGGTGCGCGTCGATGAGCGCGACGGCCTCGCCGATGGCCCTTCCCCGGGTCACGGCCATCTCGGCGAACATCGCCGTCACCCGGGTCGTGGGGTTGGTTGAGCCGCGGAGCAGGCCGACCGCGTTCAGCGTGTGCGCGGTGGCCATCGGGTTCACGAGGTACGCCGGCGGCCCGCCGGTCTCGTCGCCGTGGTCGGACTGGTCGTCGCCCGTTACGGCGATGATCAGGGCCACCGCCTGTTCGAGGCCCAGCACGTCCTCGAGCCGGCCGCCGGGCGTCCAGGTTTCCTTGCCCGATCCAGCGTCGTACGATGCGGTGGGTTCTTCACTCATCCGAGGGACATCCTTCTGTGTGAATGGGCCCGAACATGAGAGAGTCCCCGGCTCCGCATACTTGCTCTATGCGGTGCCGGGGACTCTCGTCACTTTCCTCGGTACCGGGGGTCTTCCCGCACTAGGGCTATGGCCGCCCACAGGTCCACGTCGGACTGTGGCGCGTTGTTCGCGGCGACGATCTGGATAACGCCATCGAGAACCACATAGCCCGCGTCTTCGTCATCGTCACCCTCGGATGTCCGGACGATTTCGATGTCCATTTACGCTCCATCGTCCCTCTCCCGCCCCCCGGGGTTGGCTACTGTTTCCGTCTCGCTCGGGCCCGAGCTGCACACCCAACCTGAAAAATTCTCAATAATCCTCCATCTCCGTTAATCCATGCGTGAACCCTCATACCGAGGGTGTGCCGTCGCAACTGCGCACACCGGACATTCCTCCATATGGCCCAATGATCATGCACGACCGAGCGGTTTGGAGCACTCGGTTACGCACAGTTACGATTATTCTGCGGGGCTCGCGGGGCGTCGATCGTCGTCGTCGCCACCTCGGATCGCCAGCGTGCGGCTGATCCTCCGTCGGGTGACTGCCAGCTGTGAGGGCGAGCGACGTTCCCGGGAGAACACCACGGCGTCGCCCGGTTCATCTGGCTGGTAGATATGGATGCCGAAGACTTCGGCGACCGCTGCGGTCACCGTCTCTTTGCTCTCTTTCAGTGCCGCCGCCAGAGCGAAGATGGTGTCCGGCGTAGGAAACGCGCGTAACTCGTTGTTGACCATCTTCGAAAGCTGTGCGCGCGACAGGCTGTAGCCGGCCACCCTCGCCCGGAGCACCATGGTTCCGTAGGTCACCCGGCGGAAGCTCGGCAACCGGGTCCCCGGGTTCTTCGTGTTCCGCTCGTCTTTGACGGCGTCCAGAAACGCGTCGTCCTTCTCGGTTTTGTCCTCTTCGTGTAGTCGTTCGTCCTCCTCGGTTCGCGGTTCATCCAATTTGCTCAGAATTAATTCCGGCAACTTCATCGGGGCACCTCTCGCAGGGGTGGTAGGTACACCAGTGACCGTGATCAAACCACAGTTGACAGCAACCGCGTGTTAACAGCCAGTTGACGGGCGCGTCGGGGCGACCTACGGTGAGGACCGAAGATCAACTAGGCCCCGCGCACCACGCAGACGTGTCCTCTGCCGGTCGATGCGCCGAGCGAGGAAGGGCGCTCGGATGACCGTCTACGTGCACGTGCGCGACCTCTCTGAGCTGCGGGAACGCGTCGCCGCTGCGGGCCCGCGCGCAGAGACAGCACGCCGCGCCGGCATGACGCCCCAGCGGCTACATCAGCTTGTGCACGGCGACCGAACCACCGTCGCCGTAACCACCGCCGCCGCCCTCGAAGACGCCTTGAGCGTCGACCGGGGCGCCCTCTTCCGGTTCCCCGACACCGCACTCGCCGCCCCGTACGCCAGCCCGGACGCCGTCGCATGAACGCCGCGACCGAGGCCGCGACCGGCCGCGAGACCACCGCACGCCGCCACGCCGTGGGAGCAACCCTCGCCGACGTAGGGCCCCCACGCGCGGTCTGAACCACCCAACCCCCGGCGCCTGTGGCGCGCCCCGGGGCTGACCCATCCCAAAAACCGGTCACAACAGGGACAGAACCATGCCAGGAGACCGCCCGACCCACGCCGCGACCATCCGACCGGCCTTGGTCGAGATCCCCATGTGGATCACATCTCGACTGGTCCACCTCACCCGCGTCGCCCGGTGGCAGGTCGGCCAACTCGCCGACGCCTACCCCGACACGGCCGTGGAACAGCTCCACGTCGTCGGCCGGCTCGCCATCGCTGCGTGCCTGCTCGACGCCGCCATCACCGCCGCGCCGCTGCTCACGTGAACCGGCCGCGCCCCCGAAAGCCCACCGCACCTCAACCGGAAGGAACATCCGTGGCCCTGCCGACCTGCGACCCGCTCGCCCCGCTCGCCAACTCGCCCGCCGAGCTGATCGCCGCCATCACCACCCCGCACCCGGACACCCCGATCCTCAACGCATGGGTTGAGGCGTTGGGCGCCGCCCGGGTCGCCGCCTTGCTGTCCGACGACACCGCCGAGCCCGCCCCCGACGCGGCGCCAGTCGAACCCGACACGGCAGAACCCGCGTCCGAGCCTGCGCCGACGGATGACGTCGCCGACGCACCCGGCGAAGCCGAGCCCGAGCCCGGCCGCGAGACGACCGGCGGGCCCGACGACCCGGCGGGCGACGACCCGCGGCAGACCGAACCCGACCCCGCGTCCGACGCCGACTGAACGTTCCGCCCGCGTCGCCTTGCCTTGCCCCGGTCCCCGCCGCGTACCTCCGCCGAAGTGAGGAAAGGCGATTTCCCATGCTCGACCCCAAGACGGTCGCACTCGACGCGATCGCGCCGGCCGTCGCCCGCTGGCGGGCCGCCCGATGCGGTGCCGCCCGGCTCGCCGCGACCGCCGCCCAGGCCGAAAAGGACATCATCGCGGCCCTCGGCGACGCCGACATCGGCACCGTCGACGGCCGGCCCGTCGTCCGCCGCGACGTCCAGGAACGCCAGGGCTTCGCGTTCGGGCTGTTCCGCACCGAACATCCCGAACTCGCCGATCGCTACATCACCCGCCGCCGCCGCGAATCTCTGAAGATGCCGCGGCTCGACACCGAAGCGGAAGCGTCATGACCGCCGCCGACCGGCTCGCCCGAATCGCCGACGCGCACGTCCGCGCGATTCTTGAGGGCGGTCTCTTCGACGACTTTTGCATGGAATGCCAACTGCCTTGGCCATGCCCGACCTACGTGTGGGCCACCACCGAACGCAACGTCTGCGCCACCTGGAACCCCCTTGACGACGAGGACGGGGAGGACGGGTGACCATCGACGAATGCCCGCACTGCGGGACATGCTTGCGCGGTAACGAAATTCCCGAAGAGCGTCGCCAGTACTACAGCTACGCCACGCACTACAGCCGCGTCATCGGGCAGGAGATCCGGGGCGTCTACGACGGCGTCTTGTTCTGGTCGTGCCCTGACTGCGGGGGCTGTTGGCACCGCTGGCCGGAAGGCCACTACCTGCGCGTCCGCGCCGAAAACTACGTCACCACAGGGGAAATCTCATGAGCGTCATCCTCTCCGGCAAGCTGCCGCGCGACGATCGCACCAACGGTATCGCCAGCATCGCCGCCGCCCTCATCGCCAACCCCAGCGACGTCCACATCGTCGTTGCCCTGGTCGACTGCCTCAAGATCACGACCAAGACCGAATCCGGCGAGGTCATCCCGGAGGCCCGGATTCGCGCCATCGAAGCATTTCCGGGCGCTACTGCGGACGGTGAAGAGCTGCGCCGTCTCTGGCGCCGAGCCCGGGAACGCCGGACCGGCGAAGTAGAACTCGAACTCCCCATTGAGCTGGAACGCGAACTCGACAGCCTCAAGCCCGCGCCGGCCGAGGGGGATGACGAATGACCCGCACTGGCGATACCTACGTTCGGTGGCGCTCGGGAGCGCCCCGCGAGGGACGCGCGTTCCCACCGCTCGGGCCCGGTCACCCGGCCTATCGGGACGTGTGCCCGGCCTGCGACCACTTCCTAGGTAACGGGCTGCCGGTTCAGATTCTCGCGATCGGACCGACCGACGACGAAGCCCGTGACCGTCATCGCGCCGGCCGTTGGTACTCCGCGCTTGCGTTGCTGTTCCACGCGGCGTGCCTCGGCTCAAACATCGTCGACCTCGCCGATGCCGAGGGGGCGGCGGGATGATCACCTTCGGATCGCTGTTCACCGGCACCGCCGCCCTCGACCACGCTGCGGGCTCCGTGCTCGGATGCGTGCCCGCGTGGTTCTGCGACAACGACAAGGGCGCGTCGAAGCTGCTCGCCTACCACTACCCGCACATTCCGAATCTCGGGGATATCACCGCCGTTGACTGGTCCACTGTGGAACCCGTCGATGTCCTTGGCGGCGGCTTTCCCTGCCAGGATGTGTCTGCCGCGGGCCGCCGCGTCGGCATGGCCCCCGGGACCCGGTCCGGCCTCTGGTCACACATGGCATTCGCCATCGCCACGATTCGGCCGCGCCTGGTGGTCGTCGAGAACGTAAGGGGTCTGCTCAGTGCCAAAGCGCATAGCCACGTGGAACCCTGCACGGGGTGCCTGGGAGACCACCCGAAGAAGCCTGCTTTGCGCGCACTGGGAGCCGTACTCGGCGACCTGGCCGACATCGGGTATGACGCGGTCTGGTGTGGCGTTCGAGCTTCCGACGTCGGCGCTCCGCACCAACGATTCCGCGTCTTCGTTGCTGCTCAAGACACCAACCGCACAGCTGGCGAAGAACGGCGGAAGCCAGCACCCGGACAAGCGGAAGGCCGGTCGGCACGGGCCGACGCTGGCGGACGAAGTGGAACACCTCTTGCCAACGCCGCGGGCATCCGACACGGCGGGCCCGGGTTTGCATGGTCAGGGTGGGGCGGACTTGCGCACGACGATCGCGTTGTTGCCGACACCTCGGGCGACCGACGGGGACAAGGGGAGCCCGAAGCAACGCGGTTCATCGGGCGACATGATGTTGCCGAGCGCGGTGTACGCGCTACTGCCGACTCCGACCGCGACGGACGCGAAGTCGTCGAGCGGTTCGAATCCCGCGTGGGGCCACGGGATGACGTTGACGGACGCCGCGCGCACAGCTGGGGCGCCTATGCCCCCGCGATCGCCCGATGGGCCGCCATCATCGGACGACCAGCACCCGACCCCACCGTCCTCGGACAGCGCGGCGGGCAAGTCCTGAACCCGGCGCTTGTCGAATGGATGATGGGGCTGCCTGCCGGCTACATCACGGCCGTGCCGGGACTGAGCCGCAATGACATGCTGCGGCTCGGCGGCAACGGCGTTGTGCCGCAACAGGCGGCGGCCGCGCTTCGCCGGCTCGTGTCGCTGCTCGATGGGGCGGTGGCGGCATGAAGCCCGAACTCACCGGCGAAACCATCGCGACGATGATCGTGGTCCCGCTGCTCATCGCCGTGGTTTGCGTCGTCGGCGTCTTTTTCTTCGTGGTGTGGCGCTCCCTGCGGGCTCGCGACCACGACGACGCGCCGTTGGCGTTGGCCTGCTGGATCCTCTCCGCGTTGCTCGTGGTCGGCATCGTCGCGGCGACCTGGTGGGGCATGTACCCGTGGGAAGCCGAATACCACCACTGGACGCCGAAATCTGGTGTGGTCGCCACGGTCGATTCGCGCATCGTCCCCGGCGGCGCGGACTCGAAGTCGGTGGAACAGAAGTTCGTGGTGTCGTTCGTCGGCGAAGACCAGCAATACGCCGTCATGGACACCCGCGCCGCCGGCGTCAAGCCCGGCGACCGGCTCACCATCACGTGCGTCCGCCGCTGGCAGTGGAGCGGAACCCCGGGCTACGACTGCAATTTCGTGTCCTTGGAGCGTGGCCGGTGACCAATTACGACCACCCGAACGGGGAGGGTGTGGAATGACCGGCGTCATCGACTCGGCGGCCACGCCGATCCCGCGGGACCGGTTCGGCCGACCCATGGTTGTCCCGCCCGGCGGGCACAAGGCCGTCGGCTATACCCGGTGCACCACCTACGTGTCGTGCCTGGAAGACACCTACAACCTCGGCAAGTGGCAGCAACGCATGGTCGCGATCGGCCTTGCCGACCGGCCCGACCTGCTGTTGGCGGTGTCCGCGAGCCAACGCGACGACAAAGACGGCCTCAACCGCATCGCCGACCAAGCGATGGACGCCGCCAAGGCCGGCGCCGCGTCGACCACTGGCACGGCGCTCCACGCCCTGACCGAGCGCATCGACCGGCGCGAACAGCTGCCGATCGTGCCCGCCGCCCACCTCGACGACCTCGACGCGTACCGGGCCGCCACGCGCGACCTCGAACCGCTCATGATCGAACAGTTCACGGTGTTGGACGAACTCCGCATCGGCGGCACCCCGGACCGGGTCGTGCGGTACCAGGGCAATGCCTACATCGGCGACGTCAAGACCGGGTCGATCGACTACGCCGCAGGCAAAATCGCCATGCAACTTGCGGTCTACGCCCGATCGATGCCCTACGACCACGCGACGGGTGAGCGGTTCCCGTACCCCGAGCCGGTCGACACCAGCCGCGGCATCGTGATCCACCTCCCCGCCGGGACCGGCCGGTGCGAGCTGCATTGGATTGACCTGGACGCCGGTTGGGACGGCGTCCGGCTCGCCGGGAAAGTCCGCGACTGGCGAACCCGGAAGGGCCTGCTCGAACCCTGGGACGTCACCCGCCCGGACACATCGGCGGCGCCCGTCGTCGCCGGCGGCGTGTCCGACAACGTCGCCGCTGCCCTCGCGGAGATCCGGGCAGCGACCACCCTGGACGGGCTCCGCGCCGCCTACCAACAGCACGTCGCGTCCGGTGTGGACGGTGACTTCATCCTCCCGGCCTGCCTCGCGCGGAAGGCCGAATTGGAGGGGGCGGCGTGAGCAGGCTGACTTTGCACACCGTCGTGGCCGACGTCCTCGAATCGCTGCCCCACGCCCTGCGGGAGATCCGGGAACGTCGCGGGATGTCGATCCGGTCTGCGGCCAAAGAGATCGGCATCAACTTCGCGACCGTGTCCCGCATCGAGGCAGGGCGGGACCACCGAGTGGACAACGTCATCGCCGTTCTCCGATGGCTCGACCACCGCCCCGAGGAACACGACGCGACCATGGAGGGACGACCGTGACCAGCCCCATTCTCGAAGAAGACAGCTACGACGCCCACTTGGCGCGGCGACTGGTCCGCGCCGCCGCGGCAGCGGTCTCCCACGAAGAGTGCCGCCAGCTCGGTGGGGGCGACCCGGCCGGCGGCGACGGGTTCTACGCGGCCGGGATCGTTGCCGCGCAAGCCGTCCTGCGCACACTCGCCGAGGCCACCCCCGGCAACGAATACACAGTCGACCTGGACTTTGACAGCCTCGCCGACCTGATCGAGGACTACGCCGCCCGCGTCGCCGACCCCAGCGTGTACCGCGACCGCCGGCCATGGCGCGTCGGCAACCACTACGGCATCCACATCTACGCCGTCAACGGTGACGATGGCGACGACGAATCCATCGGCACCACCCATTCCGCCCGAGTGGCGCGGCAGATCGTGGCCGAACACAACGTCCGGCTCCCGGGGGCGGCGTCGTGATCCACGGAACGATGAGCGGGTACAAGAACCATCGGTGCCGGTGCACCGGATGCCGCGCCGCGCACAACGCGATGATCAACCGCCGCCGCGCCGAGCGGTACGCAGCGCGGGTGCTGGTCAACGGGGTGTGGATCGCGCCGCTCCCGGCCGAGAAGCACGGCCGGGTCACGTTGTACGCGAACTGGGGATGCCGTTGCCAGCCATGCACCGCCGCGGCTAGCGCGTCCTCGCGGCGATCCCGCCTCTCCCGTCTCGCACTGGCCGGGGAGGCGCGATGAACGGGCGCCGTCGCCTCACTTACCACGGGACCGCCCACGGGTACAAGAACGTCGGTTGTCGTTGCGTCGCATGTTCCGAGGCCAACCGCGCCGCCGCCCGCGACGAACGCCACCGGCGGTATGCCCGCCGGCTGCTGGTCGACGGGGTGTGGGTCGCGCCGGTCGCCGCCGAGCGGCACGGCCGGGTCACCACCTACAACGCGTGGGGATGCCGCTGCGAGCCATGCACCGGGGCCGCCAGCGCCGAACGGCAGCGCCTCGCCCGGGTGCGCGCCGAGCGGCAGCGGACCGCGCGGGCGGCGTCATGACCGAGCACGGCAACGCCAGCACGTACGTCAACCACGGGTGCCGGTGCCAGTGGTGCACCGCGGCCAACACCGAACGGGGCCGGGAACAGCGCCGCGTCCGGTTCGCCAGCCGGCGCATCGTCGACGGCGTGTTGGTCGCGCCCGTCCCGCAGCACCGGCACGGGATCGCCAACACCTACACCAACTGGGGATGCCGCTGCGCGCCCTGCGCTGGCGCGCACCGGCGGGCCAGCCGCGATCGGTACTGGCGGCGCGTGGCGGTGACCCGGTGAACCGCCGCCGCTGGTCCGGCGCGACCACCGCGCCCGTCGTGAAACGCCGGCCGTGCCGGTTCGGGTGCGGACGCAGCGTCGACGTGTTCACCGAAAACCACCGGGTGATCCAGCTCGACACCGAACCGCCGGCGGTGACCGTCGACCTGACCACGGTCCACCTGCGGATCTACGAGTATCGAGGCCCACGCATCGGGTGGGTCCCGAAGTTTCTGCCCGAGCGCGGATGGCGAGAGCTCCGCCTACTCCACGAATGCGCGGCAGAGCAACAGAAATTGCGCTAGCACCACACGAGAAGGGCAACACCATGACCGATCTGTTCGACGGTCCCGGCAGCATCACCGGGATCGAATGGGCCGACCTCAATGGGCGGCTCTTGCTGATCACCCCCCACGAGGTGATCGCCAGTTTCAAGACGCAGGTGTCCGACGGCCCCACCGTCCGCGCCGACGTCGTCGTCCTGGACGGCCCGGACGCGCCGTTCGAATACAAGGACACCCTGATTTTCCCCAAGCTGCTGCAGGGCCAAGTCCGGTCCAACGCGGGAACCGGCCGGATGAACCTCGGCCGCCTCGGGCAGGGGGAAAAGAAGCCGGGCCAGTCGGCGCCTTGGATGCTCGCGGAACCCACCGAGGCGGACAAGGCCGTCGCCCGGCGGCACCTCGCGTCGTCTGCTCAGCCGCCGTTCTGAGGCTCGACCGTCACCGCCGGGGCCCCGACCCCCGGCGGTGTGCGGCCGCACCTCAGCGCAAACCCACGAACCGTCGATCGGAGGTGGATCAACCCCGTGCGCACCTTCACCACCTGCCCCGGATGCGGCGACGTGCTGGCGTACCAAGACCGGCGGACCCGCACCCACCCGGGATGCCAGGACCCGCAGGGCTACGAATTCGAACTGGAAAGGGAATTCCTCGCCGCCGCCGAGGCCGGCGACAACGCCTTGGCCGACACCCTCGCCGCCCAGCTGGACGGCATGTTCGACCGGCCGCCCCGGCTGTTCGACGCCGCGTTGGCCTACGCCGAAATGGGATGGCCGGTGTTCCCGCTCCGGCCGGGCACGAAGATCCCGTTTCCGAACACCCGCGGGTTCAAGGACGCCACCGACAACCGCATCCTCATCCGGCAGTGGTGGGGCCGGTGGCCGATGGCGAACATCGGTCTCCCGACCGGCCGCCACTTCGATGTGATCGACATCGATTTCCGGCACGGCGCCCGGCCCGCGTGGGACCGGCTCCGTGCCGTCGACGCCATGCCGGACGTTCACGGCGTCGCGTCGACGGCACACAACGGGATACACCTGCTGCTCGAACCAGCCGGGGGCGGCAACCTCACCCGCGCCGGCGCGCTGCCCGGCATCGACTACCGGGGCCGCGGCGGCTACATCGTCGCCCCGCCGTCGATCCTCGCGAGCGGTCGCCGGTACACGTGGGAGGTCAAGCCGTCGCCCGTCATCACCGCGCCGCGCCGGCCCGTCCCGACGCGCTCGGCCGGTGCACCATGACGGCCGCCGCGTCGCACCCGTTCCTTGCCGTGCTCGAAGCGGCCGGCCTCTACACCCCGAACGGGCACGCCGTCACCGTTGACCTGTCGGATCTCCCAGCCGCCGCCGCCGGCGACCCGGCGGCGGCCCACTACGCCGAAAAGGCATTGGAGTACGAAGCGGACGCGGTCGCCGCGTCCACCGAGGGCACCCGCAACGACAACCTCAACCGCGCCTGTTTCAAGATCGGCAGTCTCGTCGCCGCCGGCCACCTCGACGCCCAGCACGCCATAGACACCCTGATCGCGGCCGCCCGGGTGTCCGGGCTTCCCGCCAGCGAAATCAACCACGTCGTCTACCGCGCCACGCGCGAGGGCGGCGCCGAACCCCGCGTCGTCAAGCTCGAACCCGTCAAGGGCTACCGCCCGGCGTACACGTTGGACGGCCCACCCCCGGCGCCCCCCGGCGCCGCCGGGGTATCAACCTCCGGGGCCGTTGACACCGGTGCGACCGACACGGTCGCCCTCAACACCGCGTACCCGCCGCTCGATTGGCGCGAGACCTGGTCACGCACACCCGAAGACGTCGATTGGCTGGCGTACCCGGTACTCGAGCGCGGCGGCATGTACGCCCTGTACAGCCCGGCGAAGGCCGGCAAGTCGCTGTTCGCGCTCGACCTGTGCGCCGCCATCGCCGCGGGCCGATCCGCGCTCGGACAACCGCCCGCGGCCCCGGCGACGGTGCTCTACGTCGACTTGGAAAACCATGTCACCGACATCGTGGGCCGGCTCAAAGACATGGGGTACCAGCCGTCCGAACTGGACAGGCTCATCTACCTCAGCTTCCCGGCCCTCCCTGCGCTGGACACCCGCGTCGGCGGCGCCCAGCTGTTCGCCGAGGCCACCCGGCATCGCGCCGAGATGGTCGTGATCGACACGGTCAGCCGGGTCATCAGCGGCGAGGAGAACAGCGCCGACACGTTCAACGCCCTGTACCGGTATTCGTGCGTGCCGCTCAAGGCGGCCGGGATCACCGTGCTGCGGCTCGACCACGCCGGCAAGGACGAAGACCGCGGGATGCGCGGGTCGTCGGCGAAGATCTCGGACGTCGACGTGGCGTGGAAGCTGACCCGCACCAGTGAAAGCCGGGTCCGGCTGGACCGGATCGCGTGCCGCAACGCCCACCATCCCGACTCGGTGATCCTCGACCAGCACGACATGCCGTTACGGCACGTGCTGTTGCCCGGCAGTGGCCTGCCGGACCGGGTCGCGCAGATCGTGCGGACCCTCGACCGGCTCGCCGTGCCGGCCGACTGGGGCCGGGATCGGGTGCGGCACATGCTCGCCGAGCGGGGGATCAAGGTCCGTAACGACGCCCTCGGCGAGGCCCTTCGGGTGCGCCGAACGACCTTCACCGGGGGTGCCTGAAATGTCCGAAAACCTGTCCGGGACAGGTGGGACGGACACCACCTGTCCCGTCCACATGGGACAGCCGGGGACCGAGCCCATGTTTGCCCAGCTCAGACCTGTCCCCGTCCACCTGGGACACCCCGGGACACCCCCATCGCCACCACCTGTCCCCGTCCCCCTCCCTCTAAAGGAGGGGACGGGTGGGTCAGGGGCCGTCCGGAACGGCCCGAAACCGCCAGACCATCGCCCGGGAGGCGACGTTGTGAAGCTGACTATCTCGCCGCTCGCGTGGTTCCTCATCACCGTGTACGGCGCCCTCGGTGCGCTCATCCTCTGGGGCACCCTCGAAGACCCCTGGTGGCTCGGCATCGCCGTGTGGCTGCTGCTGCTGGCCCGCTGGCCCGGCGAAGGGCAAGCCGAATGACCACGATCGTCGGCATCGACCTGTCCTTGACCAGCACGGGCCTCGCCCGGATCACCACCGACGGCCGCAAGTGGATCGTTGAAACGAACTGCCGGCAGTCCAAACCCACCGGGACCAATCTCGCCGCCCGGGACAGCCGCATCCGCGGCATCCGCGACGACGTGATCGCCTGGACCACGCCATGCCGGCTCGCCGTCATCGAGGCGCCCATACCGCACGGCCACGGCGCCGGCACGTTCGAACGAGCCTGGTTATGGGGTGCCGTCGTCTCAGCCCTGATCGGCCGCCACGTGCCCGTCGTCGCGATCCCGCCGGCGACCCGCGCCAAGTTCGCCGCCGCGTCCGGTGGGGCCGACAAAGCCGCCGTCGCGCTCGCGGCGAACCGGATGTGGCCGTCGTGGACACCCGGTGTCCCGCACGGCGTCAACGACCAGGCCGACGCCTTGGCCTTGGGATCGATCGGTGTGGTCCTCGCCGGCCTCACGCCGCCGTTCCTCATGCCCGCCTATCGCGTCGACGCCCTCAAGAAACTCCCGCGAATGGAGCGCGCAGCGTGAAGCCCAGCGACCACATGTCGACGTCCTACCACCTGGTCAGCGCCTACGCCGTCGACCCGGAAACCCGTACCCGAGCCGCCCGGGTCGTCGCCGCCAACGCGCGAGACGCCGCCGACCTCCGCCTGTTGTTCGACGTGCTCGGACTCGCCGACCAGACGACCACAACTGAGGTGACCCCGTGACCAACCCCCAATGCCGATGCCCCGACCAACGCCACACGCCGCCGAACGCCGCGCCCGAAAACGTCCTGGCGAAACTGCCGCAGCGCATCCACGCGGCACGCACCCGCAAGAACATGACCATGCGCGACCTCGCCGCCGAGATCGGCGTGAGCGTCAGCACCATCCACCGCATCGAATCCCGGCGGGCACAGTCGCCGTTGCCCAAGTGGTTCCCCGCGATGATGCAATGGCTCACCGATGCGGAGACCGGCCAGTGATCGCCCGCAAGCGCATCACCGGCAACGCCAACGACCCCCAACGCGGGATGACGCTGGACGAAATCGCCGCATGGCTGGACTACGCGCGGGCGTCCGGCGGCCACGGCAACGACCGAGTCCACGTCGTCACCAACCGGCATCACGGCCTCAAGATCATCTCGGTCGAGATCACGGGAGACCTGCGTCAATGAACCGGATCGAAGACCCCCGCGTCGGTCAGTACGAACGTGAGCGAGCCGAGGCAATCGATATCGCGCATCGGGCGATGTCAACGTCGTACATCGGGGCGCCCCCGCCGGGCCTGCGCGGTGACGCCGACCGCATGGTGGCGGCGCTGCTGGCGGCAGGCTGGACGCCGCCCAGTGAGCTGACGGCCGAGTACGCCACGGCCGGCATGAAGACCTACCGGCGGCGCGTCATCGTCGTCGAAGACTGGACGGAGGTACCCCGTGGATGAATGCCACCACCGTTGCCACCGTGGCCCCCGGTGCGCTCGGTGGCAACGCCACCCCGACACCGGCGCCCGGATCGGTGCCGAAATCAACGCCGACCGTGGGTTGTGCACCGCGTGCACAGTCCACCTCGGCGACGTCCTCGGCGAGCTCCCGCGCGACTACGTCGAATTACACCGCGTCCTCGCCCGCATCGCCCGGCCCGGCGCCGACGTTGTCACCGGCACCCGAGACCTCCCGATCCCCGTCCGGGCCGACGTCGAAGCTCTCATGGCCGAAATCGTGCATGAAGCGATCTGCTGGGCCGAGTCCACAAGCGACGTGCTCGGCATCGTGATGGACACGCAAGTCACCCGCGATTCACGGCCCGGCGTGGCCCTGCAGCGCGCCGCGCGCATCCTCGCCAACGCCGTGCCCGTGTTCCTCGCCCTGCGCGACGTCGAGCACGTCGAACACGCCGGCCTGGTCGACGGCATTGCCACGGTCCTCGTCCGCGACGGCCTCGACGGCGCCGTCCTCCTGCTCGACCGGCATCACCGCGCCCGCGCCGTCATCGGGCAGACCCGAAAAATCAACCACTTGCCGTCGCCCTGCCCGCGGTGCCAATACCTCAGCTTGGAGCGTGAAGACGGCGACGACGTCATCCATTGCCGCGCCTGTCTGCGGGATTACACGTGGGAGGAATACGACACGTTGTGCAGCATTCTCGCCGATCGCAAAGGCTTCGCGGCGTGAGTCCCCGGCGCAAACAGCCCGATCCGTGGCCGTGGCCGGCCGACACGCCCACCGAGCGTGCCCGCCGGATCGCCCGCACCTACCGGGACGCGTACGCCGCCGTCGCTCCCGAGGCGTGCCGCGAGCTCGACGGCCGGGTTCAGGGCCTCGGTCAGGGCTGGATCGTGCCCGCCGTCGCGCAGTTCAGCGACGACGACTTGCTGACCGTCGAAGAACTGGCGGACTTCTGCCGCGTCCAGCCCGGGACGATCGACCAGTGGTGTTCTCGCGGACTGGCCAGTGTGGACACCCCGGACGGTCGGCGATTCCTCATCCGCGACGCCCTCGAATACCAGGCACGGGCACGCCGCCGCCGGGCCGGACTTGGCGAAAGCGGCTGACAGTATTACCGTGTGCACCAAGCACACGTGCGCCCGAAATCCGGCGCCGACGTCAATTCCCATTTGATTGTCTCGTGTTTCCACGCGCGACCTACCGTCTTCAGATCTCGACCAACTACGGCCACGTACTGACGGTCGACATCGACGCGGCTGACGCGGCTGACGCCGTCACAGCCGCCAATGACCAGCTCCGCGCCGGCGTTCTCGAAATGCCGGACGGGGAGGTCGTTCGCGGTGCCATCGTCCACCTCAATGTCCGGCCGCTACGCGGTGGACGGTGAAAGGAATCCGCCGGCCTTGCCGTTCTGGATCGTCTGCCTCGGATGGGCACTGATCATCACCAGCCTGATCGCGACCGGCGCCGGAATCGGCGTCGTCGCCGAACGCGCTCGCACCCGCAACGCCGGTAGACACCGCCGCGAACGCGCCGAGCCCCACGCCGAGAGGACGTCATGATCACCGCGAAGGTCAAGTGCACCAGCAAGACCGTCCAGGGCGAACCCGGGGACGCCGGCCGCTTCGCGCAGGTCGCGTTCGCGGCCGACTACGCCGACGGTCGCAACGCCGAATGGGCGTTGGCCACTCCGCACCTCACCGTGAACATGACCCTCAACGGGCAGGCCGCCGACCTGTTCGACCAGGGCACCGCCTACACCTTGCAGTTCGTCGAGAGCGACGACTGAGACCCCCTCGGTGCTGCTGGCCGACCCGTAGGTAAGAGCAGGTCCAACGGGGTTTCACCGGCACCGGTCCGCGTCCCGAAGATGCCGGGCCGGTGACGCCCGGCGCAGATTACGGGTGGTCCCACCTGCCGCCAGCTTCCGAACCGCCACCAACGCGAAAGGGCAACCGCCGTGCCCACACGCATCATCGAACCCCTGCGCGGGCTCGCCGTCCCCATCGACAACCTGATCAGCGACCCCGACAACGCCCGCCGTGGCGACGTCGCCGCGATCCGGCGCAGCCTCAACGTCTTCGGACAGCGCAAACCCGTCGTCGCGAAACTCACCGGCACCGACGCCGAAGGCCGGCCAACCGGCATCGTCACCGCCGGCAACCACACGTTGCAAGCGGCCCGAGACCTCGGCTGGTCCGACCTCGCCGCCGTGTTCGTCGACGACGACGCCACCACCGCCAAGGCGTACGCGCTCGCCGACAACCGAACTGCCGAACTGGCTACATGGGACGCCGACCAGCTCGCCGCGAACCTCCGCAGCCTCGCCGATGCCGAGTTCGACACCCTTGCCCTCGGCTGGTCGGAAACCGAACTCGACAAGCTGACCGGCGACCCGGCCGACCTGACCGAGTTCAAAGAGTACGACGAATCGGCCGCCGATGACGTCAAGCTCATGACCTGCCCCGAATGCGGGCACGAATTCCCGCCGTGACCGGCTACGGCGCCGAGTTGACCGCCGCATGGGCCGCCCACACCGCGCCTCGCGAGCCGGACGCACCCACCGTGGCGTCCCTGTTCGCCGGATGCGGCGGATCGTCTCTCGGCTACTCCATGGCCGGTTTCCGCGAACTACTCGCCGTCGAACGCGACCCGCACGCCGTAGCCATGTTCCGCCGCAACTTCCCCGACGTAGCCGTCTACCACGGCGACGTCACCGAGCTGGACCCCGCCGCACTGCCGCTCGCACCCGGCGAACTCGACGTGCTCGACGGGTCCCCACCGTGCCAAGGGTTCTCCCGCGCCGGCAAGTTCACCGCACGCGACACCCGCAACGACCTGTTCCGCCACTTCGTGCGCCTGCTCTCGGCATGGCAACCCCGGATGTTCGTGATGGAAAACGTCGCCGACATGATCCGGACACGGATGCGGGTCCGGTTCGCCGAAGTCCTCGCCGCGCTCCGCACCGCCGGCCCCGGCTACCGCGTCACCGCGCGCGTCCTGGACTCTTCATGGCTGCGGGTGCCGCAGTCCCGAAGCCGGATGATCTTCATCGGCGTACGGTCCGATCTGGACGCCGAGCCGACCCACCCCACGCCGGTGTCCCGGCCTCTGACCGTGCGCCACGCCTGGGCCGACCTGGACAACCCCGGGCTGATCGTCCGCCCGACGGGGAAGTTCGTGGCTCTCGCCCCGATGATCGGTCCCGGCGAAAACGGCGCCAAGGCCCTCCGGGCAGCAGGACGCAAGCCCGCACAGTTCAACCTGTACCGGCTGTCATGGCACCGGCCGGCACCCGCATTGCCGAGCCTGTTCGGGACCAGCTGGGCCGGCTTCCTCCACCCCGCCGAAGACCGGTTCATCGGGTCGCGGGAGATGACCCGACTCCAGTCGTTCCCGGACGAATACGACTGGGGCGACTCGGCGTACAAGCTGATCCACGCCCGGGTGGGCAACAGCGTGCCGCCGTTGATGATGCGGGCCGTGGCCACCGCCGTCCGGTCCACACTGGACCAGACGCGCACCGGCCCGGTTGTGGGGCAGGGAGGCGCACCGTGTCCCGCACCGAGGCCACACGCGCCGGCAGGGTAGGCCGCGCGTGGCGCGAGGTCAGCTCCCGCGTCTACGCCGAAGAGACCCACTGCTGGATCTGCGGGGACTACGTGGACCCCCGGTTGCACCCCCGGCACCCGCGGGCCCGCTCGGCTGACCATCTGATCCAGCTGAGCCACGGCGGCCACCCCACGCGGCGTGCCGGGCTCCGGCTCGCTCACCTCGGGTGCAACAGCGCGCGAGGCAACCGGCTACGGGCCGTCGCCCTCGGTGACTGCGCGTGCCAGCACGGTCGGCCGTGCGCGCCGCTCGCCAGCCACCAGCCGCGCGGCTACGTCGCCGTCGACGCGAGCAGCGTGTGACGTCAGCATCTGACCTACTTGTCGTGAGTTAGCTCGGAGCTCGCACCGTGTTCGTCAGCTACTCACGGGTAAGGACCGGCCGAGCCTGTGGACAGCCTTGTGGATCTTGTGGATGGTTGGGTAGTTGATCTCCACCGGGTCGAAGATTGATCTCCAACCGGGACTTGGTGATCAACTACCGGGGGGTACCAAGATCACGTGGAGATCAACTCAGCTGACCCCGCGCCCCACGTCCCCCGCAGATCTCCCCCCGCGCTCGTGCGCAGGCCCGCCAACGGGTCCTCACATGTCAGTTGATCACAGTGCGCGTTCGTAAGTTGTCGTGAGCAACCTGCCAACGTTTGCGCAGGTAGGAAGCTGACGGACCGGTGATGGTCAGGACCTTGACGACCTGTTAGCAGGAGATTTTCGGTGACGTTCTGTAGTCGGCGGGAGGTGCCGACTTGGCCGCCTCGGAAGAGCAGAGAGCTAAGACCGCCGAGCGTCGCCGCCGGGCGGTCGCGATGCGTTTTGCCGGCGTCGATTACGAGACGATCGCCGAACGGCTTGGCTACGCCGGCCGCGCGGCGGCGTGCAAGGACATTCAGCGCGCGCTCGCCCCGAACATCGCTGAGGACGCCGCCCCGGCTACCGACGAACAGCGCGCGCTCGAACTGATGCGGCTGGACCGGCTACAGGCCGCCGCGTGGCCCGCGGTCCTCAAAGGAGACCTGCGCGCGATCGACACGGTCGTCCGGATCATCTCGACCCGGGCGAAGATCCGCCGCGACGCCGACGCCGCCGAGCGCGGAGCCCGGCAGGCCACCCCGGTTGCGGAGGTGAGTGGCATTGCCGATCTCACTGAGCGAATCGCCGCGCGGCGCGGGGCGGCCACGGGTTGAGGTTGTCCCGCCGCACGTGTTCAGCCTGGGCGCCGAGGCGGTCGAACTCGCCCGCCGCGCCGGCCTGGAACTGGACCCGTGGCAGCAGGACGCCCTACGGGTGATGTTGGCCGTCCGCGAGGACGGCAAGTGGGCGTGCTTCGAGTACGGCGAGATCGTGGCTCGCCAGAACGGCAAGGGCGCGATCCTCGAAGCGCGTGCGCTCGCGGGGCTGTTCCTGCTGGGCGAACGCCTGATCATGTGGAGCGCGCACGAGTACAAGACCGCGATGGAAGCGTTTTTGCGGTTGCGGGCGCTCATCCGGAATCTCGAACACGTCGGCGTGATCCCGGCCGACACCGTGAAAACCTGCAACACCAACGGCGAAGAGAGCTTCGAGATCCGCGCCACCGGCCAGCGGCTCAAGTTCATCGCCCGCTCGAAGAGCAGTGGCCGCGGATTCTCCGGCGACTGCAACCTGATCGACGAAAGCTTTGCCTACAGCGCAATCCAGCACGCCGCCCTACTCCCGACGATGAGCGCTCGCCAGAACCCGCAGATCGTGTACACGTCGTCGCCACCCCTGGACGGGGACAGCGGGGACGTCCTGTTCGCCCTCAAGGCGCGCGCCGAGGCCGGCGGTGACGACTCGCTCGGCTGGCGCGACTGGGGCCCGGCGGCGAACCTGGACCAGCTCGACCGGCTCAACCTCGACGACGTCGCGTTGTGGGCCGCCACGAACCCGGCCATGGGCGTCCGGATCACCGAGGAGACGATTCGGCGGGAACGCCGGTCGATGGGTGCTCCGGAGTTCGCCCGCGAGCGGCTGAGTGTGTGGCCGCGGCAACTGATCGGCGGCGGCGCGATCGACCCCGCGAACTGGGCGGCCCTCATGGACCCCGAGTCGCGCCGGGACGGCGACGTCGCGATCGGCGTGGATATCGCGCCGGACCGCAACTATGCCGCGATCGGGCTGTATGGCCGCCGCGCCGACGGGTACGGCCACATGCAGATTGTGGACTACCGCCCGGGGACGGATTGGCTGCTGGACCGCATCCGGGAGTGGCGCGAGGCTGTCAACCCCGTCGCGATCGCCATGGGCCGGGCCTGCGCGGCGTCCCTGGACGTCGAGTTGGAAAAGGTCGGCATCACCCGGCCCGAAGACCCCGAGAAGCCGCGACGCGGCGATCTCGCGGTCACCAGCGCCATGGAGATGTCCGCCGCGTGCGGTCAGTTCCTCGATGGAGTCCGGCAGCGCACCGAACGGTACGTCCCCGACGCCGCAAACGCCCTGGACGCCTCGGTGGCCGGCGCCAAGGTCAAGCAGAACGGCGACACGCTCGTGTGGGCCCGCAAAGAGTCTGCCGCGGACACAAGCCCGCTGGTGGCCGTCACGGTCGCGCGGTGGGCATGGCACGCCCTGTCGCACCTGGTGGACCAGAACGTCAGTGCCGAACCGACGTTCGCGCTGCTCTGACGATGCGGATCGTCGTCATCGCCGGGCCACCGTGCGCCGGCAAGACCACGTTCGCCGACCTGGTCGCCGGTCCCGACGACATCGTCTTGGACTTCGACGTGATCGCCCGCGAACTGGGGTCACCGGTGCTGTGGAGCCATCCGGAGCCGTGGCGGTCCCGGGCCGAAGCGGACATGCAAGCCGCCGTCCGCTGGGCCGTACTCGAGCCCAGCGGCGCGACCGCGTGGGTCATCCGCACGGCCCCGCGGCCTCGGCAGCGCGCCGAACTCGCCGCCCGATGGGACGCGGCCGTCTACCTGCTCAACCCGGGCGAGCGGGAATGCCGCCGGAGAGCACGGGCCGACGGCCGACCTGCCGGGACGTCGACGTCGATCGGTGAATGGTTCAGCCGCTACGCCCCATGGATTCACGACCAGGACCCCGGCCGGCTCCGCCCGGAGTGGGCGAGCCCGTCGCCGCCCGTTGACCGGGGAATCGTCTGCGTCGATCCCCGCTACGTCTGACGGGGGGCACCATGGCCGTTCTCGACCGCGTCCCCACCGACCGGATCAACGCCAGGGCCAAGGCTCTTTCGGCCGGACGCGTCGCCCTCACCGTCGTCGCCGCCGTCCTGTTCGGACTCGGCTGGCTCATTGCCAAGGCGCTCGGTGGTGCGTGGTTCGTCCTGGCGTGGTGCTTCGCCGCAATCCAGGTGGGTTGGAACGACGCGAGGGGCCGTGACTGATGGGCCTGCTCGAACGGATCGCACAGTCGCGAAAGCGCCCCGAGGCCCGAGACAACAACACCGTCGGTCTCTCGATGACCGATTGGCAACGGATGTGGCGGCCCGGCTCACAGGTCGTCTACGACGGCTTGACGTACCAGGCGTACCAGCTCGGTTCGTCCGGGTCGATGAACTCCGGGTTCTACGAGTCGAACGCCGTGGTCTACGCCTGCGAAGCCAAGCGCGTATCGGTCTTCTCCGAGGCCAGGTTTCAGTACCAGCAGATGCGCAACGGCCGACCCGGCGACCTGTTCGGCACGCCGGACCTCGCAATCCTCGAAGAGCCGTGGCCGGGAGCAACCACCCGTGACCTTCTGGTCGCCGCGGAACTCGACGTCGCCACCTACGGCAACTCGTATTGGGTCGCCGACCACGACAACTACTTGGTCCGGCTCGACCCCGGCAACGTCAAGATTCTCACCGAGGCCATCGAGGACCAGGTGACCGGCCTGCGCGTCGGGGAACGCCTGCTCGGCTACGTCTACATGTCCACCAACGACACCATGACGGTCTACTCACCGCACGAGATCGCGCATTACAAGCCGATCCCGTCGCGGTGGCAGTTCCTCGGTCAGTCGTGGATGACGGCGTGCCTACAAGACATCGACGCCGACACACAGATGACCGAGCACAAGCGCGTGTCCTTGCGCACCGGCGCGAACCTGTCCTATGTGGTCAGCCTTGACAAGTCGATCACGCCAGATCAGTTCGCCGCCTTCGTCGAAAAGTTCCGGGCCGCGACCGAAGGCCCCGCCAACGCGGGCAAAACGGTGTTCCTCGGCGGCGGCGCGGACATCAAGACCATCTCGCAGACGTTCGGCGACCTCGCGTTGGCCGCCACGCAGGGCGCGACCGAAACCCGGATCGCCGCGTGCGCCGGCGTCCACCCCGTCATCGTCGGCCTGTCCGAAGGCATGGCCGGCAGCTCTCTCAATGCCGGCAACTACACGTCGGCGAAACGGCAGTTCGTGGACGGCACGATGCGCCCGTTGTGGGGCGCGTTCTGCGGCGCGTTTCAGTGGCTGCTCAAGGTTCCCAGCGGTGCCCGGCTTTGGTACGACGACCGCGACATCGCGTTCCTGCGCGAAGACGTCAAGGACCAAGCCGAAATCCAGGCATCCGACGCGGCGACGATCAGCACGCTGATCATGGCCGGGTTCACCCCGGACGCGGTCGTGGAAGCGGTCCACGCAAACGACCTCAAGCGACTCGCGGGCGCCCACTCCGGCCTGTTCTCGGTGCAACTCCACCCTCCGGGCGCCGAGCAGGCGCCGCCACCGGCCACCGAAAAGAAGGTGCAAAAGCCATGAACGCGCCCACCGACCTGTGCCGTTCGGTGCAGTTCACGGTCACCCGGGCCGACGCGGAGCCGACCGGCGACGGCCTCACGCTCGAAGGCTACGCGGCCGTATTCGACCAGCCCACCGAAATCGACTCGTGGGAAGGCTGTTTCCTGGAGAAGATCCGCCGGGGAGCATTCAAGAAGACGATCCGCGAGACCACGCCCGTCATGCAATTCGATCACGGACGGCATCCGCTGATCGGATCGATTCCCATCGGCACGATCACTGACCTGCGCGAGGACGACCAGGGCCTGTACGTCGCCGGCCGCATTTCGGACAACTGGCTGATGCAGCCTGTGCGCGACGCCATCGCCAACAAGTCCGTCAACGGCATGAGCTTCCGGTTCTCGGTGGTGCGGGACGAGTGGCGCGACAACACCGGCACGTTGCTGAAGGCCGGGGAGCTGCCCGAACTGCTGTGGGACCCCGGTGACCGGGGCCCGCTCGAACGCACACTGATCGAACTCAAGATGGCCGAACTCGGGCCCGTGGTGTTCCCGGCCTACGTCGGGACTTCCGTGTCGGTCCGCGCGGCCGGCATCGCCGCGACGATTCAGCAGGACGACGAGCTTCGCCGCGAGGTCCGCGCCGCGCTCGCCAGCGCCCGCACCTCTCACGACGCACCGCCCGAAGACCCGGCCTTGCGCCGCGAAGTCGCTCGGGCCGTGCTGTTCCCCACGACTTCACAGGCCGCGCCGCCCGAGGGGCACCCGGCTGACCGTTCGCCGTTCGGTCATGACCGAACGGCGAACACGGAGACCGAGCCCGCAGAGGCTCCCGACGCGCCGCCCGAGGGGCACCCGTCGAACCCCGAAGACGCGCCGCCCGCCGAAGGGCACCCGTCGCCCACTGATCGCGCCGCTCGGCAGCTCTATGCCCGGCGCGCTTACGTGACGCGCAATGGCGTCGGAAAGCTAGGCATCAATGCCCGAGGAGAAGAACACGCGGCTTGTTGAGCTGCGTAATCGCCTCAAGGACCTTGACGCGAAGATCCTGCACCTGGCGGAGAAGGAATCCATCCTCACGCCCGATGAGGAACAGCGTTGGGACGACCTCACCGTTGAACGGGAAACGATTCTTCCCGAGTACGAGAAGCTGGAAGAGCGCGCAGCCCGCGCGGCGCAGATCCGGAACAAGACGTATCGGCAGATCTCCGGCCTGCCGGACGCCAAGAAGCCGACCGATGAGTGGTTCGGCGTCGACGTCCGGACGATGGATTGGCGGACCGCCCGTGACGGCGCGCTCCGGGTCCTCGAAGACCGCGACTCGAACCACATGCTCAACGCCCACCAGGCCGACCTTCTGGACAACCGCGTCCGGTCGGCCGGATACACCGAACTCGCCCGCCGCATCCTCGTCACCGAGAACGAGCACTACCGCAGCGCGTTCCACAAGAAGATGACCCGCGGCAACGACGCGGTTCTCACGCCGGAGGAAAGCATTGCGATGCTCCGGTACGAGGAGTACCGCGCCGCGTCGGAAGGCACCACCACCGCCGGCGGTTTCGCGATCCCGGTGTTCATCGACCCCAGTGTCATCCTGACCGACCAGGAAACGGACAACCCGTTCCTGAGCATCGCGCGACAGGTCGACGTCAACACCAACGCGTGGAAGGGTGTCAGCGCGGCCGGCGTTAGCTGGTCGTTCGACGCCGAGGCCACGGCGGTGTCCGACGACAGCATCACCATCGCTCAGCCGAGCGTGACCGTCTTCACGGCACGCGGCTTTATCCCGTACTCGATCGAGATCGGCGAGGACTGGCCCGGCTTTCAGTCCGAGATGGCTCGACTTCTGGCTGAGGGCTACGACGAACTTCTCATCGACAAGTTCAGCCGTGGCTCGGGTTCCGGCGAGCCACGCGGCATCCTCACCGCCCTCGGTGCGGCGTCGGGATCGCAGGTCGTGTCCACTACGGACGGTGCGTTCGGCCAGGAAGACATCTACAAGACGTGGAAGTCCCTGCCGCAGAAGTACCGCCGGAAGGCATCGTGGATGATGTCGGTCGACATCAACAACCGCATCCGGCAGTTCGGCGCGGCGAACGTGTACCACGCCGCCACTGTCACCCTGCCCGCCGGCGCGGCCGAGGTCCTGTTCAACAAGCCGGTGTACGAATCCCCGTACTTCCCGGACTTCACCGGCACGACCGGCGTCGAAAACCGCTGCGTCGTCGGCGACTTCTCCAACTACGTGATTGCCCGTCGTACCGGCATGAACGTGGAGCTTGTTCCGCAGCTGTTCGACGTGACCAACAACCGGCCCACGGGCCAGCGCGGTTGGTTCGCTTACGCACGCATCGGTGGCAACAGCGTCAACGACGCGGCGTTCCGCCTGCTGCAGAACCAGTAATCACGCCCCCTCGGCGATCGGCGAGGGACCGAGGGGGCTGGTGCCCGGCGGACACCAGCCCCCTCAACCACCATCCCGGAAGGACAAACCATGGCTGTCGTCTACGCGACCTTCTCAACGTGGGTCACCCCGACCGTCCAGATCGAGCGGGGTGAAATCTGGGACGCTGACGACCCGGTCGTGGCCAGTCACCCGGACTGGTTCACGTCCGACCCGAGCGCGTTCGCCCGTCGCTCAGCCGCCGACGTCTACAACGCGGGGAACGCTGAGACTGGCCGGGTCGAAAAGGCGACCGCCGAACCCGGCGAGAAGCGCGCTCTCAGCAAGACCGATCAGGCTTTCGACGAAGCCGCGAGCCTGCGCGAAGAACTCGAGAACGCCGACGTCAAGGTGGACGGTCGATGGGGACTCGACCGGCTTCGCGAGGAATACGCCAAGATCAACGAAGCCGCCGAGACCACCGACGAATGACGGGGTCTGTCTGCCTCGCGTACGTCCACGACATCGACGTGGCGTACAGCTTCCACGACTCGGTGATCAACCTGCTGATGTTCGACGCGTCCACCCGCGGCCGCGTCCTCGAAGGCGGGTACATCGCCGTCCGGTGCGCGCGGAGCTCCGACCTGGTCGACGCCCGCAACCACGCCGTGAAGACATTCCTCGAACGGCCGGCCGACTGGCTGTTCTTCGTGGACACCGATATGGGTTTCGCACCGGACACCATCGACCGCCTCATCGAGGTCGCCGACCCGAAGACCCGCCCCATCGTCGGCGGCCTGTGCTTCGCCCAGAAAGAGACCGCCCAAGATGGCCTATCGGGCTACCGCACCGCACCCCGGGTGACGATCCTCGATTGGGTCGACACCGACGGCGGGCCGACGTTCATGGGTCGCACCCGATACCCGGTCAACAGCGTCATCAAGTGCGCCGGCACGGGCGCCGCGTGCATCCTCATCCACCGGTCCGTCCTGGAACGCATCCGGGACGAGAACGGTCCCGTGTGGTTCGACCGCGTACCCGGCGGCGGCGGCAAGCTGCTCGGCGAAGACGTGTCGTTCTGCGTCCGCGCTGGCGCACTCGACATCCCCGTCCACGTGCACACCGGCGTCCGGACAACGCACCTGAAAAGCGCCTGGCTCGGCGAAGCCGACTTCTGGGACGCCGCGACCGCACCGCCCGCAACCGAGCCGACCGCAGTCGTCGTCCCGGTCATGCGCCGTCCCCAGAACGCGGAACCGTTCATGGCCACCCTGCGGGCGACGACCGGACTGGCGACCGTCTACGCCGTGGCCGACGTCGCCGACACCGAGACCGCCGACGCATGGCGGCACGCCGGCGCCCAAGTCATTGACTATGACGGCGATACGCCCGGGACGTTCTCGGAAAAGATGAACACCGGCTACCGAGAGACGACCGAGCCGTGGATCTTCCTGACCGGCGATGACGTCGCGTTCCGCCCGGGATGGCTCGACCACGCCCAGGCAACCGCCGGGGACGATCTCCACGTCATCGGCACCAACGACCTGGGAAACCCCGCCGTCATCGCCGGCGAACACGCAACACACATCCTGATCCGCCGCGCCTATGTGGACGAGACCGGCGCAAGTTGGGACGGCCCGAAGGTCCTCGCGCACGAAGGCTACCGACATTGGTTCGTGGATAACGAGATCGTGACCGCAGCTCGCCGACGCGGCGTCTGGGGCATGGCACTGGCGTCCGTCGTCGAGCACCTGCACCCGCGGTGGGGCAAGGCCGACACCGACGACGTGTACGCGCTCGGCGAGTCCCGTGCGATCCCGGACCGGCACCTGTTCGAGAGGCGCGCACGCAAGCATGTTCAGTGACCCGGCCACGTTCAGGACAGCGGAACCGTTCCCACACGTCGTCATCGACGACCTGTGGGACGCCGCGCGCCTGCGGGCTATCGCCGCCGAGTTCCCGCCAGCCACCGACCCACGATGGGTGACCTACCCCGACCCCAAGGAACGCGGCAAGCGCTGCGGCGGCCCCGACATGTGGGGCCCCGAGACGCATCGATGGTTCTCCGACATGCGAACCCCGGAGATGGCCCGGGAACTGGAGACCTTGACCGGAATCCAATCCCTCTCCGCCGACACCCTCGGCGGCGGGATGCATATGACATCCGACGGCGGCCGACTCGCATCGCACGTCGATTTCAATATCCACCCGCATGACCCGACACGAGAGCGGCGCGTCAACGTCCTCGTCTTTCTCAACCCCTTGTGGCGAAACGAGTGGGGCGGCGCGCTGGTCCTCGGCGAACACCGCGACGTCGAGATCACCCCGACGTTCAACCGGACCGTGATCTTCGAAACCTCGGACCGGTCATGGCACGGCCACCCCGACCCGATTGCGGGCGAGCACCACCGCAAGTCGCTGGCCTGCTACTTCTACGCACCGCGCCGCACCGAGGCCAGCAACCCGCACTCAACGATTTGGCGGTGAGGCGGTGCACGCCGAGGCACACGCGTGGGTGGAATACCACCGCACATTTCAACGGGTCGCCGTCCTCGACATTGGCGGCCGTGACATCAACGGCTCCGTGCGAGACCTCTTCCCGAACGCCGACTACACCGTACTCGATATCCGCCCCGGCGCCCGCGTCCACATCATCGCCGACGCCGCTAGCTGGACCCCGGACCGGGAATACGACGTCGTGGTCTGCTGCGAAGTGTTCGAGCACACCGACGTCTGGCCGGAAATTTGCGCAACCGCGTACAAGGCCGCCGCACCCGGTGGGAAGTTCATCGTCACGTGCGCCGGCCCCGGACGGGGCGAACACTCCGCGATCGACGGATCGGGCGGACTACACCCGGGCGAGCACTACGCGAACGTGTCTGCTGACGCGCTCGGGCGCGTCCTGCGCGACTGCGGATTCGTCGACGTGATCACCGACCAGCGCACCGGCCCGTGCGACACCCGCGCCGTCGCCTACAAACCTCGGACCGCCTAAACCGAAAGGTGTTGGCATGGCGCTTGTCGCGGCCTACTCCATGGACGAATCCGGTGACACCGTCATCGACCTTTCCGGCAACGCCCACGATTTCGCCCTGACGTCCGGCGCGACCCGGGTCACCGGCCACACCCTCGGCGGACTTCGCCCCAACGGGGCCACGCCGCTTACCCTGCCGAACATCGGCCAGACCGACGAACGCACGGTCATGTTGTGGGCGAAAGGCAGCATCCCGGACGCGTGGCCGATCCAGTGGTACGACCCGACCGCAGACGGCGGGGCAGGGTCCGGCGCGTGGGGAATCCTCAGCAATATGGGGAACATCTGCATACAAGGCCGCAACGGCGCCGACGAATTCGCCCGGCCGCTCACCGCATGGCCGGACACGACGAATTGGCATCACGTGGCCGGCACGTTCGGCGGCAACGCCGTGAAGCTGTACCTCGACGGCGTGTTGGCGGACCAGCAGACGCTAACCGGCCCGCTCCGCATCGCCGACGCCCCGACGTTGTTCGGGTGGACCGGCACGGATTCCTATGACGACCTACGGATCTACAACACAGCCCTAGAGCCCGCGGGCATCGTCGCCGCCATGAACACTCCGGTCGCGTCGTCCGACCTCGCGTCCGCCGCCGCGCTCGCCATCGACGCCACGTTCGTCAACCGGGTGTGCGCCGCAATGCAGCAATACGGGGTCATCGTCGGAAAGGCGATCCTCGGGGCCGGCTCGCCGTCCGCCGCGGATAAGGCCCGCTTGATCCTTGCGCAAGCCTGCCTTGCCGACCACGCGACCTACACCGACCGGTTCGTCTGGGCTCTCGCGTCCGACGCCGAGGTGGACAACACCGTCGACGACGCGACGATCCGATCAAAGGTCGCTGACGTCTACAACCTCATCGCCGGCGTGCCGGTGTAGATCCCAACCCCATACGGAGGGACACGCAATGCCGCACGGACCATGGCCGCCCGCATCACCGTGGGTATGGGGCGACTCATTTTGGGACGTTGATGGAAACCAGCACCCCCTGACCTTCTACGTACGGTTCGACAGCCCGGTCAACGGCACGGGAACCCTTGTACTGCAGGGCATCGACTACGAACGCGACAGTGAGGTCCCATGGAACTACATGATCGTCGACCGATCGGACGCGGAACGCGTGTCACTTGAGATGACCGGCGAGACTGGCACGTTCGGCGTTGAGGAACTTAGCGGCATCGGTCTAGAGACCTTTGACGACATCGGTTCCCTGACTGCCGGAGTGAATCCGGAGTAACCGGCATGGCAATAGCCCTCGACGGCAGTTCGCCGGCGTTCGTCAAGGGCACGGCGAACCCCGCCACCACCGCGAGTTTCACCCCGCCGTCCGGTGCCCTGCTCATCGCGTTCTCGATGGCGGACGAATCCAACACATTCTCCTTGTCAGGCGGCGGTCTCAGCTGGACCCAACTGGACACCGTGGGCGTGACCTCGCGCAACTCGCTCGCGAGCTGGTGGGCGATCTCGGCCGGGTCCAGCATGACCGTGTCGAGTACCAAGAGCGGTAGCTTCACGGCGAACGCCCTGCGGGTACTGGTATTCACTGGCGCTGAGGCGTCGTTCACCGGCGCGCACAACGTCGCGCAGTCCAACACGATCACATTGACGATGACGCAGACCGGCTCATGGGGATGGGCGGCGTTCGGCGACAACCTCGGCGCCACGACCGACACCGCGGGCACCGGATGCACCTGGAACGACGCGGAATCCGCATTCGGCGGTGTCGCGGGCGGCATCCTCAAGCGCACGACCGCAGACGGTGTGTCCGGTTCCGGCACCACGATGTCCGCGGGATCGGCAGCGTCGGATTGCAGCATCATCATGGTTGAGGTCAAGGCCACCGCGACGGCCATCACACCCAGAACCGTTCGACTTCCGCAAGCGGCCTTCCGCGCGGCGTGCCAGTGAACGGGGGCCACTGTGGACCTTCCGCCAGACATCCCGATCGATCCGGACGCCCCGCCCGGAGCGTTGCCGGACCTCCCGCCCGGCTACGTGTGGGGACTCAAGATCACGGCCGAGGCCGAAGTGATCAAAGCCGCCGACGCCGAACAGGAAGGCTGATCAATGACCGTCGGAATCAGCTCCGCGAACCTCGCTAACAAGTGGCTGGACATGTTGGCGGGCACGGCTTTCACTGCGCCGACGACCTGTGCAGTCAAGCTGCACACCGGCGACCCGGGTTCAGCCGGGACCACCAACGCATCGTCGGTCACCACCAGGCCGACCGTGTCGTGGTCTGCGGCGTCCGCCGGTTCCAAGTCGATGTCGAACACGCCGAGCTGGGCGAGCTGGGCCGGCACCAACGGGGAGGTTGTCTCGCACATCTCGGCGTGGGATGCAACCTCGGCGGGAAACTTCCTGTTCTCCGCCGCCCTGACGGCGTCGAAAACCGTGAACACCGGAGACACGCTGAATCTGACGAGTCTGACGTTCGCGTTCACCCCGATCGCGGCGTGATCCGATGGCATCCGTTCGGTACTACATCGCGTGGAACGCCGTGTCCCTCTCGGCGGCCACGGCCAAGACGATTTTGGAACTCCCCTCGCCGGCAAACGGGTCGCCGCAGATCGAAGAACTCGTGATCGGGTGCGACGCGACCGCCGCGGGCAGCCTCAAAATCGAGTGGGGAACGTTCACCACCACCGGCACCGGCACCGCTGCCACACCGCAGAAATGGGCCGGGGACCGTAACATCGACTCTGCGGTGTCGGCGGCGAAAGTCGCCGACACCGTCGAACCCACGGGATTTAGCCAAGGAACCCTCGGCGGCACCCTGTACCCGGCCGTGACGATTCCAACGCCCATGTATTTCCCGTTTCAGTGGCCGCTCGACCAGGAATTCGCGATCCCCGAATCGACGAACTTTGCTATCCGACTCACGTCCTCCGGCGCCGCGAACACGGTGGGCTGGATTCGGTGGCGCGAGTAGGGGTGACCCATGGCGAGGTTCGGCCGTACCTTCCCGATCCCGCGGCGCCCGTTCTACCTTCTCGCCAGTAGTGCCAAGACCGCCGATGCGGTTGTCGCCGAAGCCGCCGCTATCACGGCCGATACGACGACCACCAAGCCGGTGGACGCAGCGGTCACCGAGACCGCCACCGTCACCGCCGCCGCGACGTGCACCAAGGCCGTCGCGGCGTCGGCCACCACCACGGCCACGATCACCGCCGACACCGCCGTGACCAAGCCGGTCACCAGCTCGGCCACCACGACGGCCACCATCACAGCCGACACGGCCGTGACGAAGCCGGTGACCACCTCGGTCACCGCGACGGCCACCGTCACCGCAGACACGACCACCGCCAAGCCCGCGGCGGCCTCGGTCACGACGACCGTCACGATCACCGCGTCCGCGACGGTGACCAAGCCGACCGACGCCGCGGTCACGACCACCGCGACCATCACGGCGGACGCCACGATCGGCGCCGCGCCCAAGACCATCGACGCGGCCGTCACCGAGACGGCCACCGTCACCGCGGACGGGCAGGCCACCAAGCCCGTCGACGCGTTCACCACCGCCACGGCCGGGATCACCGCAGCTGCTCAAGGCACCCGGCCGGCCGTCGCCACCCTCACCACGACCGCCGCTCTTTCTGGCACCGCGGCGACGACCAAGCCCGAAGACGCGTCGGTCACCACGACGGCGACGATCACGGCAACGGCCACGGTGATCAAGGGCGTCACCGCCGCAGCCACCATCAGCGCGACCGTGACGACGACCGCCGCGATCCCGACGGCGACCGGCGGGTTCGTCTGCCAGGACTTCACCACCGTCGTCACCGTCGACGCGCTCACCGGCGCAGCGACCATCGACGCCTACGCGACGACCGCATTCATCACCCTCACCGACGCCACCGCCACCGTCGTGACCGACGACGCCACCGCCACGATCTGCGGGAGGTGATCCGTGGCCACCCAACAGGCGATCACGCTCAATGAGTCGAACGACGAAAACGTCAAACTCATCATCACCACCAACGTCCCAACCGCCGGGACCGCGCTCGACCTCACCGGGATGTCCCTAGAGGCGTTCGTCAAACCCACCCGCGCCACCGCCGATTCGGACGGCGCCGTGTGGAAGGGCACCACCACCGGCGGGCAGGTCGTCATCACCGACGCGGCCAACGGCAAGGCGACAGTGTCGATCCCGGGGTCCGCCCTCACCACGACGCAAACGTGGTGGCGCGTCGATGTCCTATCCGGCGGCCTGCGCAAGACCGCCATATACGGCGCCCTCACCGTTACCGACCTCTAGGGCCCCGCCCCGAACGCCACCCCGCCGGCCGTCCTCGAGCCCGCCGGCGCCAAGCCCACCACCACCAAGGAGGGCCGATGGCGATCGACGTTGGCGACCTCTACCGCTGTTCGTTCACCCTCACGTCCCCGGCGGGCGGCAACGTCAACGCCGGGACGATGACGTTGACGATCACCCTTCCTGACCAGACCACAACGGTCGTGGGCCCGGTGGCGCCCACCACCACCGGCGTCTACGTCTACGACTACCAAACCGTCCAGGCAGGACGGCACACAGCGCATTGGGTCGGCACCGGCGCGAACCCCGGCGCCTACGTCGAGGTCTTCGACGTACGGCCCGCAGACGCCCCCTACCTGGTCAGCCTCGCCGACATCAAGGCCCAGACGAATATCAGCAACACCGTCTCGGACGAAGAGCTGCGGACATACCTCGAAGCCGCAACCGGCGTCATCGAACGCCACCTCGGCCAAGCGGTGGTGCGACGGTCACGGACCGAGGAACACCTCATCCCCTCCGGCGGCGGCCTGGTCCTCAACTGGACACCCGTCGTCTCGGTGACCTCTCTCGCCACGGTCGACGGCTCATACACCTGGAATCCGGCGACCCTGTACGCGACGCCGGCCGGCTTGGTCACGTGCCCGCTCGGGACTGCCCCGTACGGCCATGTCGCCGTGACCTACGTGGCCGGCACGTCCCTGGTGCCCGAGGAATACGGGCTGGCCGCCCGGATCATCGTGCAGCACCTCTGGGAAACCCAACGTGGCGCCGCCGGCGCCCCGCGGGCTGGCGGGCTCGGCGACACGCTCGGCATCAGCCGGTCGGCCGGGTCCGGACTCGGCTACGCCATCCCCAACCGCGCCCTCGAACTGCTCGGCACCGGACTGCCGGGGGTCGCATGAGCGAATCCCGGCTCCCTGCGGCCATCGACGCCATCGTTGCCGCACTCACTGCCGCCGGCCTCACCGTCTGGGACGGCCCGGTCATCAGCGGCGACTACTCGGTGGCCTGCGTCTACATCGGATACGACGGCGACCCGTCGTACGAAGAAGAACGCGCATCGTCCACACAGCAGACGTGGGCCGGCCTCGGCGCCAAGCGGAGAGACGAGACCAACGAAATCGTCTGCGCTGCCGTGACCATCACCGGCAATGACGCCCGGTCATGGAAAGAAGCACGGGACTCCGTCTATGCCCTCGTTGAAACCGTCGGGCAAACCCTGCGGGCCGATCCGTCCCTAGGGCTCTCAACGCCGTCCGTCGCCGAGTTGTGGCCCGGTGACTATTTCCAGGAAGCGGGACCGGCCGGATACCAAGCCCGGGTCGTTTTCTCCATCAATCACAAGACCCGCGTGTAAAGGGAGACATTCATGCCCAGGTTCCGCCTGCGGTCGAACCATGCCGCCGTCGACCTGTACCAGCCGTCCGGCGGGCCCGACAGCTTCGAAATCGAGCCCGGACAGGAAATCGAAGTTCCCGGCGAACTCGTCACCGAACGACCGGCCCCGAAAAAGGGAGAGCCGGAACCCGCGCCCCTTCCCGACGACGCATTCATCGTCGCGAACGGGGGCGAAGAGCAGGCATGGCCGCACGCCGTGTGGGAGCTCGCCGACAAGCCCGCCGCCGCGTCGGCACCCGCGGCCTCGCCGGTGAAGGAGAAGTGACGTGACCACGGGAAGCGGCCTCGACGCTCAGATCGGGTTCGGCCAGGAAAGTGTGTGGGGGACGCCCGTCACCCCGACGCGGTTCGTCGAATTCGATTCGGAGAGCATGAAGTTCGATCCGACCTGGCTCGAACCGAACGCACTCCACAAGGGACTGAAGTACAAGCGACTCAGCCGCGCGACGATCTCGCGCAGCTCCGTGTCCGGCGATGTCACGATGGACGTCAACACGCTCGGCATGGGGATGTTGGTCCGGAACATGCTGGGCTCTACCACAACGACGACGACTCTGGTGTCCGGATCGGCGTACAAGCAAATCCATGTGCCCGGAGACTTCCGCGGCCTCGGCCTAACCGTCCAGGTTGGACGGCCCGAGCCGTCGACCGGAACCGTGCGTCCGTTCACTTACGAAGGGTGCAAGGTCGTCAAATGGGAGTTTTCGTTGAAGGACAACGACACTCCCAGCCTCAAGCTGACCTTTGACGGCCAGGCTGAATCGACGGCGACGGCGCTGACGGCGGCGTCGTACCTCAGTGGGTCCAGCACCTACAACTTTTCGCAAGCCACGCTAAAGCTGGGCGGCACGCCTGCCACGGCAAGCGGCGAGACGACCATCACGTCCGGCGTCACGGTCGCGACGATCATCAAGGAAATCACGATCTCTGGCACGGTCCCGATGGCAACCGACCGGTACGGAGTCGGCAACAGCGGCCAAAAGGCTGAGCCTCTCGAAAACGGGATTCCCATGATCACAGGGAAGCTCTCGGCCGAGTTCAATAAGACCGAGCTGTACGACCTGTACACCGCCGCTTCGGGGACCGCGCTACAGCTCGACTTGACTGGTGCCGCAATCGGAAGCGCGAACTACCTGTTCAGCTTCATTATCCCGGCGATCAAGCTCAAGACCGCCGCGCCGACGGTGGGTGGTCCGGACATCGTGCCCATGAGCACCGACTTCGAGGGCTACAGCAACGAAGTCGATCCGGTCATTCAGTGCAAGATCGTCTCCACCGAGTCGACGACGGTGTAGCCGATGGCGACCGAGGCGGAGTTAATCCTGAACGCCGAGGCGCGCCGAGACTACCGCGAATTGGCCGCGAAACTCCGCAAGCGCAAGGAACACCGGAAGACGTTGCGCAAGAAGATCGCCGATGCCGGCCGTCCGATCCTCGCCGAGGTGAGGACGGCCGTCCAGGAACTCCGTGTCACCGGCCGGTCCGGCGGCGGAGCGAAGCAACGGCGGCTTCACAACGTGGCCCGCGCCAGAACGGAACGCGCCGCGCAAGCGGCCGCGCGTCGACATGCCGGGCTAAGGCGGACCGTCGCATCGGCAACCAACCTCAAGGTGACCGCCAAGGGCGTCAAGTTCGTCGTGGACGAGAACCGTTTGCCGGCCAATCAACGGGGCTTGCCCCGCGCGCTGGACCTGCGTAAGGGGTGGGACCACCCGGTCTTTGGCCGTGCGGATATTCCCAAGGCGCACCAGAAGGGCGGACCGTGGTTCGCGTCGACAATCGCCAAGCACGAGCAGGCGTTCCGGCACGCAATCGTTGAGGCAATGGACGAGATCAAACGAGATATCGAAGAGTAAGAGGGACGAGAGCCTATGCGCTGCCGCATCGGTGACAACGAATACGACTTCGACTTCCGGATGACGGTCGCCGAGGCGATCTTTCTGCAAGAGAAAGCTTTTTGCACGGTCCTGGAATTCGGGCCCGCCCTGCAAAAGGCGGACGCCCGCGCCCTCGCGGTACTGATGTACATGCTGAAGAAGCGAAACAAAGAGGTCGTCAAGTGGGACGACATCCTCAAGATGGACGTGTTCAGCCTCCAAATGCTGCCTGACCCGGAGCAGGCCGACGCCGGTGATGACGTCGAGGACGAGGTGGCGGAATCAGCGGGGGACCCTACCTAGCCAACTGGAAGGACCCGCAACTCCGGTACCTCACCTGGCGGCGGTTGCTGTCATTCCACTTCTCGTGGACGCCGGAGGAAATCCTACAGTTGACCCTTTTCGACTTCGATGACTACGTGGTGTTCGTCGAGGCAGCCAATAAAGGGGGGTAGCCGATGGCCACCCTTCAGTACAACATCATTGCCCTCGACCAGTTCACGGCGACATTCGAGCGAGCCGCTGCGGAAATCGAGCGCATCAGTGGACGCCTCGAACGGCTCAATGGGCAGTCCGCGCGGGTGGCCGTCGACGTCAAGACCGACGACAGCCAGAAGGCACTCGACAGCTTTACCACCCGCTTCCAGCTCATGGCGGCGGGAATCATCGCCGCCTCTCCGGCGGTCGGAGCTGCCATTCTCGGCGGCGCCGGCGCCGGTTTCATCGGGCTCGCCGCCCTCGCGGTCCAGTCGAACGACCAGGTTAAGCAGACCTATCAAAATCTGTGGTCCAACGTCGTCAACGAAACCAAGGCGGGCGCCGCACAGCTGGCGCCGCAGATCGTCGCGGCCGGGAACCAGATGGGGGCGGCGGCCGACCGCCTCGGCCCGCAGCTCCGCCAGGCATTTTCGGCCGCTGGGCCGGACATCACGGCGTTGTCCCGCGGCGTAACGACCTTCGCCACCAACGCCATGCCCGGCGCGGTGTCCGCGACGCAGGCATCGCTACCGATCTTCGAGGCTGCGGCGAACGTGATGGGTGTCCTCGGGACTTCCTTCTCTACCAACGTCCAGTCGATCGGTCAGCACTCTTCGGACTACGCCCGGTTCGTCACCTCGATCGGCAACGTCACGTCCTCGGTGCTCGGCGTGATCGTTTCGGTGGTCAACGACATCGCGTCCGCCTGGGCCGGCAACGCGGACGAAATCGACGCAGCGATCGCCGGCGTCGCCGACGTCATCACCGGCCTCGCCCAAGGCGTCCTGCCGGTGTTCGCGGCGGCGCTCGGCGCGGCAGCATCCGCAGTCCGTGAGATCACGGCCGTACTGGGGCCGATGGCCCCGGTCCTGGGCACGCTCGCCGCGCTTGCGCTGGCTGCGTGGGCGGCGTTCAAGGGCGCATCGCTGGTGACAGCGGGTGTCAAGGCATTGTCCAGCACGGTCCTTGACGTCGGCACGGCCATGGAGAAGGCGGCGACCCGATCGGCCGCGACCGTAGCCGCGATGCAAGGCGTGTCGGTCGGGTCGTCGGCGGCGGCCGGCGCGATTACCACTGCCGGGGCGGCGGCGAGCAGTGGCGCCCTCCGCTTCGGCGTCATGGCTTCCGAACTCGCCGGGCCAGTGGGCATCGCCCTGATCGCCGGTGTCGGCCTGTTCGCTCTGCTCAAGTCGCAAGTGGATTCCACCTCGGGTGCGACCGACGCACTGAAGGGCAATCTCGACGGCGTCACTTCGGCTCTGGAGTCGACCGACGGCGCGATCAGCAATTCCGTCATCAAGGCCCTGCAGAACGAACAAGGCTTCAAGGACGCCGCGGCCGCGACCGATGCGTTCGCCATCAAGCAATCCGACCTCGCCACCGCAGTAACGCAAGGCGGCGTGAAGCTCGACTCCCTCAAGGCCAAGCTTCAAGCGATCATCGACGCTCACAAGCAATACGCCACCGATGAGGTCACCGGTGAGCTGAACTTCACCGGCTACGACGACGAAGGCGCCGCCGCCGCCAAGGCGCTAGATGCCGTGAACCTCCTGACCAAGGGGTTCAAGGGTTCCCAGGACGCAGCGGCGGAGAATCAGCGGGCGATCGAGCAACACGCCTCGGCGATGACAAGCACGCCCGAGGGGTTCGCGGCCGCCGGCAGTGCGGCGATGCTGTTCGGCGGAAGCCTCGGCACTGTCCGGGCGGGACTCGACAACGTCGCAAAGTCCAGCGGCGATGCGAGCATCAGCCTCGACGACGTCGTTCAGAAGTACGAACAAGGCGCGCTCGCGATCGCGAATGCGACGGCCTCAATCCAGCAGGGATTCGCCCAGGCGGACAAGGCCGTCGCGCAGGCACAGAATGCCGTGTCCGACGCGGCGCACTCGGCGTCGAACGCGAGCCGCGCCATCGGAGATGCCCGGCATTCCGAGGCGCAAGCGGCGCAAGCGGTGGTCCAGGCCGAACAGGCGGTCGCCGACGCCCAGCGCGGCGTCATGACCGCCCAACAGAACTACGTCAAGGCCCAGGACCAAGAACGGCAGGCGCAGCGGGCACTGTCCGAGGCACGCCAACAGGCGGTCAAGGACCTCAAGGCGCTCCACGACCAACTCGAGGACGCGTTCACGTCCGAGGCGCAAGCGCGCGTCCGACTGTTCGATGCCCAGCAAGCGGCCGCCGGATTCGGCATCACCGGAGGCAACGCCAAGGGCATAGCGAGCCAAACAGTCACGGCCGAGAACGAAGACAAGGTCAAGGCGGCGATTGACCTGCTCAGCGCACAAAACGCGCTGAACCAGGCCCAGAGCAATAATGTCGATCTCCGCGACAAGGTCGCGAAGGCCGACGCCGCTGGGGTCAACGGCGCTCAGAATGTCGTCGCGGCACAGCAAGCCGTCGTCGCCGCGCAACAGCAGGTCAGCGACTCGGCATACGGCGTCGACCAGGCCAAGCGATCACTGACGCGAGCTCAACAGGGTGTTGCCGATGCGGCGTACGGCGAACAGCGTGCACACCAGGCGGTCCGAGACGCCCAGTACCAGGCCAGCAGGGCGGCCGACCAGCTTCGGCAGGCAAAGGAGGCTCTGACCGAGGCTGAAAAGGCGGCTTCACGGTCGCTGGACGTCAGCACCGAGGCAGGGCGCCGAAATCTGGGTGAGCTGTTCAACCTCGCGAACGCGATCAAGACCGAGTTCGGTCCCACCTCGGCGGGGTACAACACCTTGATCCAGAAGACCGCGGACGCGTTCGGCATCACGACCGACAAGGCCGCGGATCTTCTCAAGGGCCTGCACCAGATTCCGCAGGACTGGCGATTCGACGTCACTGCGGTGGCCAATGTGGACACCGCGTCGCTTCAGCAGGTGTTCAAGGGAACCGACGCCGGCGGCTACTACAACGACTCGAAGAACGTCAAGAAGACGATCGGCGGGACAGGATACGCCGAGGGCGGCCACATCCGCGGCCCCGGCGGACCGACGGGCGATGCGATCCCGGCGTGGTTGTCGGACAACGAGTACATCCAGCCGGCCGACGTCGTCGACTACTACGGCATCGGGTTCATGGACGACGTCCGCCGCAAGCGTCTCCCGCGGTTCGCGCGTGGCGGCGCGGTCCGGTGGAACGCGTTCGGCGCCGGCGCAGGCGCGGCGTACATCTCCACCGTCGACGCCCTCACCGCGATGGGCCTTCCGCACCCTGCCCAGCTCCCGCAGTGGACGCCGCCGGTCGTGCCGATCCCGACGTTCGGAGGCGTGCCCGGTAACCGAGCGGGCAACGTGGAGATCGTCCGGCAGGTCTTCGCGTCGATGTTCGGATGGACCGGGGCGGAATGGGACGCGGCGGTGGCGCTGATCATGAGCGAGTCCGGGTTCAACAACACCATCAAGAACCCGACGAGCACGGCCTACGGAATTTTCCAATTCTTGGACAGCACGTGGGGCGGGTACGGCATTCCCAAGACGTCGGACCCGACCTTGCAGGCGATCGCCGGCGGCCGGTACATCCGGGCTCGCTATACCGACCCGATCAACGCGTGGGCGTTCAAGCGCTCGCACAATTGGTATTCGCAGGGTGGCCCGGTCCATGACGTCGGAACGATGCTCTACGGCCGGCCGAAGGTCCTCGACACCGGCGGCACCGTCGACCCGGGCTTGAACCTCATTTACAACGGCACTGGCCGGGGCGAGACCGTCCGCACCGGTGCGACCGAGGACAAGTTGTTGGCCGCTGTCACGCAGATCGCGGCAGCACAGAGCACGACCGGAACGTTCGTCGGGGCTCTCTACCTGGAGTCCGGCGAATTCCTCGGGAAGGTACGCGGCGAAGTCGCGCAGGAATTCCGGCGTATGGAGCTCGCAAGCGGGGTGCTATGACCGCCGAGATCACCACGTGGATCGACGCGTCCGGGTCGGCGACCGTTCTGGACGTCGACTTGGACGCGTCGGGCCGCTTCATGCCGGAGCCGGCGTTCATCTCGAACGCTGTTCCCGGTGCACCTGGCGAACGGCTCCGGTCCGCGCGTCACTCGGTCCACGACTTCACGATCCGCGTCGTCATCAGCGGCGCGAACGAACCAGCCGTCCGGGCATCGTTGCGGGCGCTCATGACGGCGATGGACCCCACCCGCGGGGACGGAATCATCCGGGTTCAGTCCCCGCTCGGCGACACACGCGAAATCGTGTGCCGGTACGTCGGCGGCCTGGGCCTGGACGAGAAGGTCGGTAACACCGGCCCGCAAGTCCAGTTCGCCGACGTCAAGTTCCGGGCCTTCGATCCTTTCTGGCGGGACCCCAGCGATGTCGTGACGGCCCCGTACGTCGTGGGCGTCACGCCGACGTTTTTCCCGTTCTTCCCGATCCGGCTCACCGCCTCGGAAATCGCGGTCGACACGTCGATCACCAACGGCGGCGACACCGAGGCGTGGCCGGTCTGGCAGATCACCGGACCGGGATCGTCCATCGTGCTCCGCAACCTGACCACCGGCAAGTTGCTTCAGTTCACGTCCCTAGTACTCGGGGCCAGCGAATTCGTCACGATCGACACGCGACCCGAGGCAGTGACGCAGGTGGTCAAGTCCGACGGAACGCAGATCTTCTACGACCTCACGGCAACATCGTCGTTGTGGTCGCTAGCCGTTGGCCTCAACGCGATCCGCTTGGAGATGGCGACCGCGGCCGCCGGCTCATCGTCGCTTGTCCTGAGCTACCGACAGAAATACGTGTCGCCATGACCTTCGAGTGGCGCCTATACGTCCGGGACGCGAATTATCAACGGCAAGGTGAGATCCGCGACTACACGTCGGCCACGCTTTCGCCCGTCTACAACGACGTGGGGACTTGGTCGATCACCCTCGACCGCAACTCGCCGATGGCTCCGTATCTGACAACGCCGGGGTGGGGAATCATCGCCACCCGCAACGACGTTGCGTTGTTTACCGGTATCACGACGAACATCCGCCACGTCGTAGGTGCGACCGACAACCACATGGAGATCTCGGGTTCGACAGACGAGATCTGGCTACAGAGTCGACTAGTGTCGCCGTCGCCGGGGGAATCGTCGGCCCCGTACACCGTGCAAGCCGTCGACGTCCGGACCGGCCCGGCGTCAACGGTTCTGATCGGCTACGTCAACGCGAACCTAGGCCCCGGCGCTGTCACGACCCGCCGCAAGGCTGGCTTCACTGTCGGCGCGGACCCGGTGATCGGGGCGAGCGTGCGCGGCGAAGGCCGTTGGGACGCCGACCTTCTCACGTTCATCCAACCAATGGCGCAGACCGCGAACGTCGGGTTCCGTGTCGTCCAGGTCGGTGCCGGCCTTCAGTTTCAGGTGTTCGCGCCCACGGATCGATCGAGCACCGTCAAATTCTCGGTGGCCCTGGGCAATCTGTCGGCCTTTGAGTACAGCAGCAGTCGGCCCCGAGCGAACTATGTGTTCGTCGGCGCGAGCGGCACCGGCACTGCTCGCATCATCAAGGAATTCGCCGACGGACCCGCGATCGCGACGTGGGAACGGATCGAAGGACCACTAGCCAACCAGGGGACCACGTCGGACAGCACGGCCATCGCGCAAGCGGGGGCGGATGCGTTGGCGCAGAACAGCGAACAGGCATCGCTCACGATCACACCGCTTGAAAAGCCGAACCTGATGTACGGGGTCCACTACGCGCTCGGCGACATCGTGACCGTGCAGCTGGAAGGGCCGGCGCAGACGCCGTACACCGAGTCCGGCCAAATCGTCGACCTGCTGCGTCAGGTGACGATCACGTTGTCGAAAGACGAACAGACCATCACGCCGACGATCGGCACGCCGGCCAAGGGCACGATTCCCCGCCTCATACGCGCGTTCCAGCAACAGGCACGGCGAATCAACAACTTGGAGAGGACGTGAGCGGGGCCCATGGCAACGACGCTTGACACCTACATGCCGTACGACAGCGGCCCCGGCTCCAACGTGACCGAAGACGGCTGGCGCCAGTTCGCCCGACACTTCCGCGGCGACGGCGTGATCCGCAACGTGGGCAGCGAGTTCCGTCCCCTCGGCGACTCGACCGGAATGCAAGTCAAGGTGCCGGCGGGTGAGTGTTGGATTCGCGGGCAATGGGGGTCCAGCACCGCCACGAAGACTCTGCCCATTGCTGCGGCGCACGCGACCCTGCAGCGGCTCGACCGGGTCATTCTCCGCAACGACTTTCTCAACAACCGCATCGAGCTGGACGTCCTCACCGGCACGCCGGGAAGCAGCAGCTACCCGAGCGTGACCCAAAGTACGGCGATGTGGGAGATCCAGCTCGGACAGGTGACGGTGCCGGCCGCCGCGGTCACCATCACATCGGGCAACGTCCGCGCGATCCCGGAGTACACCGACGGCTCGTGCTCGTACACAGTGGACGCCGGATTCCAAACCGTCGCGAGCGGCACAACTGGCGCCCGCATCGACTTCGACGTGGAACAATTCCCGAGCAGCGTGGTCGGGCGGCCGAGCATCCGTGAGTGGCAGCTCAACCGCGCGGGAATGTGGCTGATCGTCTTTAACCTGTACTGGGACAACCCCAACGGAACCGGAAGTCGCCGGGCGTGGATTCAACGTCAGAACGGCGGCAGCCCCAACCCCGTGAAGCTGGCCTGGGACACGCGGGTGCCTGTGACGGATATTGGTCCGGCGCACAACATCTCAGCACTTGAACGGTTCTCCTCCGGCGAGATCGTCGAGATGTGGGGCGCACAGAACTCGGGCGTGAGCATCAACGTCCTCGGCACGTCGACGTTCAACGAAGGGACGCGCGTGCAGCTGTATTGGCTCGGACCGTGATCCGGCGTGTTCGGCTACGCGGCCGATGATCCCGGTGCCGGCCTCGCCGATGTCACGACGTGGGTCAACTTCGGCGTCTTGGGCTTGGTGGTCCTTTCGCTGTTGACGGGGTGGCTATGGGCGAAGCCGTCCGTTGACAAGTTGCAAGCCGAAAAGGACCGAGCGGTCAAGGAACGCGAACACGCGGACGCCCAGAGAGACGCCATGGCAACGGTTTTGCAAGAGAAGCTGTTGCCAGTCGTGGGCGATTTCATAGCCACGACGCGCGCCCTGATGCCCGTGCTGCAGCAGTTGCAGCAACTTCAAGCGATGATCCCGATTCTTCAGGAACTCATCCGTGCCAACGATGTAGGTGATACGCGTGGCACCCGACCGCCCCCGCGGGAACGGAAGCGCAAGACGTGACTACGAACCCGAGGAAGTCGACGCGCTGACACAACGCGCCTCGGAGTTGCTTGACCAGCTCCACGAGGTGATGGCGGAGATGTCCGCACGTCTGCGGACATTCCTGGGAGAAGAGGACAACTCCCCATGAGCCGATGGCCTTTCCGGCGCCGACCGCGAGACGCACACCAGCCGCGAACGGCGACCCAGGACACAGAGGTGGCCCGATTGACCGCAAAGGCGGACCTCATCATGGACGAACTCGAATCGGTCGTCGGCCAGATGGCGGACATGCTCCGGGAAGCACACGGGGGCAATGATGACTGAACCGTGTAGCGACGACGACCGCGTCCGCGTGTTCGCGGCGGCCGAACGTCTACAGGACTCGATGACGGATCTCGGCGCCGAACTGGCGACTCTCCGCGCGTACGGCCAACACAACCGCCGGTATATCTGGGGGTTGTTCGTGTCGTTGGCGCTCGACGTCGCGCTGTCCATTGTGGTCGCCGTGGTCGCCGTCCAGGCGAACGAGGCGTCGTCGCTGGCGAACCAGAACCGGCAGGCCCAGCGCACTACCTGCGAGGCGGGGAACCAGGCGCGCGCCGTCTCGGTCCAGCTGTGGAACTACGTCTTGGACGCCACGAAGGACGACCCGCGGAATCAGACACCGGAACGTAAGGCGTTGATTGCGAAGTTCCGGACATACATGGAATCCGCTTACGCGCAGCGGGATTGCGCCGCTGCGGACAAGTAGAGGCGGCCGGCCATGAGGTCAACCGGACACCGCGGCTTCATCCGAGACGGGAAGTGGGTGCCGGCATGACGCAGTTCGCCGACTACTCGGCCGGTCGGCCCTCGGGTGCGGCGCTCAAGGCCGCCGGCTTCACGGGCGTCGTGCGGTACGTCGGGCTCGGCAGCGCCGGGAAGCGGCTCACTGCGGCTGAGTACCGCGACCTGGTCGCCGCCGGGGTTCAGGTACTCCTAGTCGCCGAACTCGGCGTAGGCGACTCCTGGGGCACCGCGACGGACGACGACTACGCGCGGGGCAAGGCCAACGCCGCGGCCGCGCTCAACGATGCCCACGCTTGCGGCATACCGGACCGCGACATCGTGATCTTTGCCGCCTCGGACGCCCAGCCGTCCGCGACCTGGCATGTCACCGACACCGTCAAATACGTCAGAGGGTTCCGCGACGTGCTCGGTCTCAGCCGAACCGGCCACTACGGGTTCGCCGCGACCAACCAAGCCGTCCACGCCGCCGGCGTGGCGTCGTTCTACTGGCGGTGCGGGGCGGAGCCCTCGGCGGCCGACAAGGGGTGGGTTCACCTCTGGCAACGCAACCGCAACCCGACGACGCGGGTGGTGGCGGGCGTGCCCTGCGACATCAATGACGTGTACCGGCCGATCTCGCCGGTCGCGCCATCCCCAGTTCCCACGCCAGCCGTTGAGGAGGACGACGCCATGGACCCGATCCAGCTCCCGGTGTCCGAGAGCACGACGTACCGGACGATCCCGTGGAACGGTCGCGCCGCCGTGCTCAACTTGATCACCACGAACACGGATCTTTTCGTGGCGCGGCCGGGGAACTGGGGGCCCGGCGGCGGCACGGGCGGCGGTGACCCGACCAACCCGAACCTCCCGCGCGCGGGTGACGGGTGGCGGATCACCGCCAACCTCCCGGGTGCTTTCACCGTCCCCGGCGGGACCACCCGGATTTTCCTTGCCTACTCATGCGCGAGCCTCGCCTACGCGTGGCCCGTCGCTACGGCCTAATTTACATGCACGTGCACTCTGGCACGGGCTTCTTACACTCCGAGCATTTGATGTCAGGCAATTCTTCGCCGTAGTCGGCGAAAAAATCGTCTTTCTGCTGTTGCGTGTAGTTTCCGTATTCGTCTGCTGGCATGGCTAGAAAACGTCCGTTCCTGGTGGTGGACTGCGGGTGGTTCAGATCTTGGTTTCGTCGACCTCAACCACGGCGGGACGATGGTCTGTGCACTGGCCGACGACGTCGGTCCCCACCACCCGGTAGCTGGTCACGGCGGCCTCGGGAAAGTTGTAAGTCACGTAAACCCGGTCAATCCGGCGCGGCTCGTTGGTGTCGGTGTGGTGGTGCCCGGTGGTGGCCTCCCAATCCGCGCCGACCAGCTGGGCGCAGTCACGGAACCGGCCGTACCGTTCGAGCCGGATCGCGCCGTGCCGGTCGACCTCGCCGTTGAGGTCGTAGTGCAAGGCGTGGGAGACGTCCCACGGCTTCCCCTTGTACGGGTCTTTGTCGTAGGTCTCGTCCGAGCCGATGCCCTGCCAGTCGCCGCCGACGATGCCGGGGATGCCGTCGTTCCGATTGAATGCCCGCATGACAACGCCGGCGTCGCGCCAGCCGCCGGACAGGCCGGGGTCGAAGTGGCTGAAATGCGCCGACCCGACCCGCAGTGGCCGGCCGCCCACGTCGAACAGCACGACGGCCATCCCATGCGAATTGCCGTAGACGTCGCTGTCATACGGGGAGAAGCGGCGCGGAACCACGTCGATCCCGTGCCGCCACAGGACACCCGTGTGGTGTCGGGTCTGACTGATTGACGCCGTAGCCCGTTCGTCGGCGCTGCACGTCAGGCCGAGGGCGTCGGCCAGGTCGATGAGCGCGTCTTCGGCGGCCCGGAGGCGAGTCAGGGCGTCGCCACCGTTGTCGGGCCCGGAAATGAGTTCCTGGACGACGAGAATATCGGGCTTCTGACTGGCCAGCATGGAGACCAATTGCGCGTACCGGGCGTATTGCTCCGGGTCTTTGCCGTCGTAATTCATCAAGTTTGCCGTGACGAAGTTGATCACGGTCGAGTCCCCTCGGCGGTACGGGTGGCGCCTCCGGTCGGCGCGAATTCGAGCCAGCACGACACCATCCGGTGATCCGACAGCTCTTTGTCCCCCGGCTTCGGCACGTGGACCTTGTACGAACCCGGTACGAGACGGGCGGGCGTGCGGTCGCTGACCATGATGCGGTCGATCCTCATCCCCGAACCGCCATCGACCCACGGGTTGACGGTGACGGTGAAGTCGCCGGCTCGCTCGCCAGCGTCCCACCATCCGTGCTCGAGAAAGCTATCGATGGCGTCGGTGTTGACCTTCCACACTCCGTTCGGCCCACGGACGCCCTTCTGGCTGCGCTTCTGCGACTGCCCCTGATCGTCGCATCGCTGCCCCCAGTCCGCTGGGACGATTTCCTTCGGGTGTCCGCTGGTGGCATTGAAGTCACCGCCAATGACGGCCGAGTGCTGCGCCATCTGTCCGTCCTGGCTGGCCTGCTGGTCGAATACCGTCGCCCCGCCGGAGCCATTCCAGTGCACGGACTTGAGCTGGATGTCATGCCCGTTGATCCGCGCCGTCAGCGAGTTGGCCAGACTGCGCCGCTGCGTCTCGCCGTACCAACGCAAAGGGCGAACATAGCGGGGATCGATGAACAGGCCGGGCACGTTCACCGAGCCGTGGACTTCCGAGATGAACGCCTCATAGTTCGTCTTCGGGAGGGTGTTGCCGGCCTCGTCCTCGTCGTACCCCCACAGGGACGCAAGGGTTTCCTTGACGTCGAACAGTGGAGCGGACTGGATCATCGGATCGGTGTAGTACGTGCATTCCGACAGGAACAGGATGTGCGGGGGGCTGTCCAATGCGGACAACATGGCGAAGAGCTTCCCGTGGTCGTGCTGACGCGTGTCGCGGTCGTACCCGCCACGCTTGAGATTCAGCGCGACAACGTGAAGTTTCAAGGGGTTGAACAAGATCTACCCTTTCGTTCGGGCCCGCTCGGCGGGCTGTCATGGAGGGGGTTGGGCCGGTGGTCGGTGGCCCGTGCTAGTGGTCTAGCGTGCGCATCCACAGGTTGTTGGCCTCTTCGCGGGTCAGACCCCCGCCCTGTTCGGTCGTTGTCTCCGGTTCTTCGGCGCCGCCTTCGGGGGCACCTTCGGTCGGGGACTCGGTCATTCGATTACCTTTCTCTTTCGGCGACATTAAGCAACGGCGGGACGGTTTTCGTCTTATCCAGTTGCTCCGCCACCACTCGCACGATGAATGGCTCACGTGTCGTTCAGATCTCGTTGGGTACGACGGTGAAGAAAGATTTGATCAGCGCGGCGTCCCATCCGAGGAAGTCGCGCGCCTCGAACCATGTGGCAGTAGCGTCGACCCACATGCGATATTCGTTGCGGTTGAGCGAGGTTCGCGCGTCGTCGCCCAGGTTTTCGGTGATGTAGGCGTCGAACGATAGGCGGCCGTCAGCGGCATCTCTTACTTTCAGGGCGATTTCGTCGTCCCAGTCTGGGGCGGTAGCGTCGGGCTTCGTGGTGGTGATCCAAGCCCAGTCGTACATTTTTCCTGCGGCGTCGCGCCGTTCGATCCGTGCCGCCCACAGTCGTCTCGGCCCATGCGGGTATTCGTATACACCCATGTCCCAGGCGTTGTACCGGATGTTGTGCTTTTCGATAAAGTCGAGGCCGAAAAAGTAGTCGTCGTCTTCGACGGGTTCGGGTGCCACGGAATTACCCCTTCTGGCGTTTTATGGTAGGCCCTATGTAGGTCCGGGTCGTGGTCACGAACTGGACGCCGTCGCCGACGAACCCGGTGAGGCCGCGCCGAGTGGTCGCCAGGATGACGCTCCCCGGGTGGCCGGCGGTGAGTGCGCGGACTTGCGCGGCCGCGTCAGCATTTCCGATGACAATCAACACTCTTCGGCTCGCGGCCCGCTGGTGGTACTTCGTGATGCGGGCGGGCAGGGACTTCGGCACTCGCCATCGCCAAACGCCAAGTCGGCGGAGCATCACTCGGGACACTTCGGCTAGATCGACACAGCCGTTGCGCCGGAATTCAGACAGGTCGACGGTGTACATGTCGCGCGGGAAGTCGTGGCGCCGGCGGTATGCCCAGCAGGCGGCCGCCCAGCTGGTGAACCGAGCGTCGCCCTCGATCACGACGACGGCGACGGGGCCGTTCGCGTGTGACCGCTTCACCGCGGCTTCGATGGCGGCAAATGCGTCGTCCGGCGTCATCGGAGCCCTCGCCGTTCGTAGAGCCCGGTTCTCGGGTTGTAGACGGTCCCTTCCGGTTGCTCCCATGTCTGCCCGGCAGAGTCGCAGTGCACGATCCCCCAGCACGGATTCAGGGCGCACAGGCCGTTCCAGCACGGACTGTGCAGGCGCGGCGCTGGCGGGTCCCACGGCTTGTAATGCCGGATCTGCGCCTGTCGGTCGCAAGCGGTATGGAGAGCCCAGAATTCCCGAGCGCGGTTGCCGGTCCAGAAGTCCCGTGCGCGAACCTTGCCGTCGTCACCCCAATGGAGCACGCGGAACGGCAAGACGCCGACGTCGTCTCGGTCGAACCATCGGGGTTTCGGCTCCACGAAGCCCGGGGCCGGCTGGCCGTCGTGGTCGTCTTCCCAGTCCGCGTACGCGATGTCGCGTTCGAAGCGGTTTCGTTCACGATGGTCCATGAACGGGTTTCTGAGCTGGGCCTCATCGTAGGCCCGTCGAGCCGCGACGCCGCGCGGCCCGGCATGTTCGGGCATGAGCCTTTCCGTCCCCTCCGATGCCGCAACAGCCCGCACACAGGCGGGCTGTCCGACAAGGTCCCTCTTACCTCGGGCAGCCTCTTAGGCCCCCGCGCTCCCGGACTCGTCCCCGGGATGCGCGGGGGCCATTTCTCTGTGTCTAGGCGCCGGGATCGTCATACCGCCGAGGCACAGCACGGCACCGCCCCCGACAATCAGGCCGGCAGCGGCCTGCCAGTCGGTGACGACCTGGCCGCATTCATGTGCACCAGTGGCCGGACCAACCCCGGGAGCGCTCGGGCTGATTGCGGTTCCACAGTGGACGGCCTTCCCCATGGCGCTCTCGGCGCGGAGTGGGACGAAGACCATCAGGACGCCGCCGAAGATGCCGACGAATCCGACGGCAAGGGCGGCGCGGCGCAGGTTCACTCGGTATCCCTCTTCGTCACCGTGTAGCCGAGTCTCGCCGCGAGCATGAGCAGCAATTCGTGCGCGCCAGGAATCTCGGCGTTCATGAGTTGGGCGGCCCACGCGTCACACTCGGGCGACGTGTGCGTAGCGGTCCCGCACGCGCAGTTGGTTTGTTGGGGCGCTTCGTAAATCACGACAAGGGGTTCGGCGTCGGGGCCGTCGCCCGCGGCGGCCGTGAGGTCGCACAGTTCCCAGCCCTGCCCATCGGGGGCGGCGTGGAGGTCGACGCGAACTGACTGTTCGACGTGGTGGTATCCGGCGGCCTCGCCGTGACAGAGGATCGTCGACAATGTACTTCATTCCTTTCAGCTGCCCGACCATCCCGGGTAGCACTCCTGACACCACTCGACGGTATTTGTGTTGCCTTGCAACGGTGATCGGCAGATTCGGCCGCATTCCGAGACGCCCAGCCACATTCCGCGCCATTTGAGCCGTTCGAGGTACCGCCCGGTCACACGGTGCATGACGACCCGGCCGTAGAACCAATGTGAGATCAGTTCGGGTCGCGCCTCATCTCGGAGCACCCGGTTCCCCCGGTCCGGCATGGCGCGTTCAGTCCGGCGTCGTCGGCCGCGACCACGGCGGGATGCCGGGGACGGGGCGTAGGCCGCGCGAGCCGTGACGGAGCCGCGAAGTGGGGACCTGGGAGACGACTAGGAGTTCGTCCTTCGTCGGCAGGACCAGGCCGCCCGCGGCGCGGGCGGCGTTCACACGCTCAATGACGGCGGTGAAGTAGGACATGGGGGGCGAAGGGCGGTCGGCGTTCCAGGCGATCGACAACGAGTGACGGGGAATGGTGACGACTTGGACGGCGAGCCCGACCCGCATGGCCAACAGCCCGAGTTGCCCGGCCCACTGCTCGGGCGAGCCGTCGATGTCCGCCCACTCCCATGGGAAGGTGATGGGCGTGCCGTGCATCAGTTCGCGGATCTGGTCGTCCAGGGTCGGCACCCGGTAGCTAGGCATGGGCGTCTCCCGGCCCCGGGCGTTCGAGTTCGCGCAACGCCGCGATGAGCCGGCTGGCTTCGATGCCGAGACTGCCGGCGAGATGTTCGAGGGCGTCGATGTCGATGGGGATGGTGAACCGTTCGAGGTGGTCGGCCGAGGCGGCTCGGAGCCGGGCCCACTCCCGGAGCCCTTCGAGGTCGGGGCGGTCGGTGTGAGCGAGGGCGGCGAGGTCGACCATGATCGCGTCGGTGCGCGGGGCGGCGGGTGCGTCGATGGCGGCGAACGCCTCGGCGACCAGCTCGGCGGGCGTGACGCTGTAGGCGCCGGCGTACCTCAACAGTGTGTCGATGCCCATGACCCGGGTGCCGTTCTCGTGGGTGGAGAGTGCGGGACGGCTGACGCCGATCTGTTCGGCGGCGAAACGTGCGTCCCATCCGGCGGCGCGGCGCCGGCGGCGAAGGGCGCTGCCGATTGCGGACACGAATGCCTCGGCGGCGGCGTCCGTGACGAGGTACGGGGTGCGTTCGGCGAGGTCGGCCGGGGGGCCGTCCGGGATTTCGGCGAAGGCCAACGCGGCGTCTTGGTTGGCGGCGGCGGCTCGAACCCACATACCGACGCTGTCCCGGGCTACGCCGAATCGCGCGCCGATCGCGGCGTACGAGACTTGTTCGCGCCGGAGCCGGAGGATCTCCACGTCGACGCTGGTGATCAACTGCTCAAGGGTCTCCTCGGTCAGTTCGTACTCAGTCGACAGGCGCCCCATCGACCACCCGGTATGCCGATCCCGGCGGACCATCAGCGCTAGCGCTCGGCGTCGCGCCGGGTCTTCGATCCGGGCCGCGACCTCCGGTCGATCCGCCTCGACGGCGGACACGCCGGGCGTGATGCGGCGGCTATAGAGGAGGTCGCCGACGTCGTTGATCACCGCCCTCAACGGGACGTCGTACTTCGCGCGTAGTTCGCGCAGGGTTGCACCCGCGAGGTACTGCCCGCGCAGTGTGGTGACGCTGTACGGCACCGGGCTGTCGTCGGTCACGGCCGTCACGCTGCCGTGTCGGGCTCGGCGGGGCGGCGGTGCACCAGCCGGGCAATCCGACGGGACAACGTCCGGCGGTGGGCGGCGCGGTCGCGTTGGCGCGGAATCTGGTCGGCGAGCCCTTCGCGGTAGATGAGGTCAGCCACGTCGATCGGCTGGCGACCTTCCTCCGGGTCGTCCGGGGGAGGCTCGGCTAGGGCACGCTTGTGGATCTTGCATGGCCTGCAGATGCGGGATGGCCCGACCGCGCCCGGCGCGGGGATGAGCTGATCATCACAGAGGGTGGGGAGCCGGACGTCATCGCGCTCGACGGCGATGGCTTCTTCGGGGACTTCATGTTCAACATGCGTGGTTGTGCATGTGACTGGGATGGATGCCCTGGTGGCGGGTTTGGTCATGGGATTGGTCCCCGTGGTCGGCTCCCCGGCTCATCGGCCCGTGGGATGCGGTCATGTGGTGAGGCAGCGGACGCGAATGGATCGGGGGCCCGCTCGCGTCCGCCGCCCGTCTGGGGGGGGCGGCGACCGACGGGGAGTCAAGCCGGGATGCGGTCCGAGGGGGTTTGGATAAGAACCGCTATCCCGGCGACTCAACCACGGGTCGGTCGCCGCCCGGCGGGTTGTCCCCGGGGCCTAGGAACGCCGTGTCAAGCGGACCCCGGGGACGGCCTTGGCGGGCTGGTTTCAGGCGCCGGATGGCACGGGAGCCAAGTGGCGGCCGCGCGCGTGGGCGTCACCGAGCGCGGCAAACTCAAGCAAGGCACGCGAGAGAGCGCGGGCCTGCTCTCTGTCGAAAGTGCCGGAGCCGCCCGGCGGGATGATGACGACGACCCGGCCAGCGTCGTCGTTCTGCACTCGCGTGTGCCGGGGGCGCCCAGTGGCGTCGGCGCAGGGGACTTCTCCGAAGCCGGCCGGTCCGCCGGTATCGCCGGTGGTGGTGTGATCCATGGCTCTGCCCTCTCGTGACCGGCGCCCGCGGCTCGCACTGACCCATCGGTCGGCGCGGACCCGGATGCAACGTTCCACTAAGCTCGCGGTACGCGGGGTAACCCCGCTGGTGAAATATTTCATGTGAGCGGCGTGAGTGATATCGCGACATGGGAGATTTCACCCGATCGGCCGACGCCGTCTGTCGTAACTTGGCGGGCATCCGAGGCTGACCATGTGAGCGCGTGGAGGTGGAGTGGCTGACAAGCCCGAGGTCAAGAAGGCTCGGCCGAACATCCGGCAACGGCGGGTCGCCGCCAGACTCAAGGCGTGGCGAGCCGCGACGGGCAAGACCACGGAGGAAGCCGCCGCGCAGTTGCGATGGAGCGCGGCGAAACTCAACCGGTTCGAGACGGCAGGCCAGATTGCGGGACCTGCGGAGATCATCGCGCTTGCCGCCATCCTCGGCGTTGACGAAGAGGAACGCGACCGTGTCGTGACCTACGCCGTCAAGGGTCAGGAAGGTCTCGTGTGGTGGCGTGCCTTTGCCGACGCGGACACGGGCGACGACTTCGCCGACTTCATGGTCACCGAGTCCGACGCTACTGACGTATGGAACAAGGAGGCCCTGTTGATGCCGGGGCTTCTCCAAGATGAGGACTACATGACCCGCCTCATGCGGGCGTGGAACTCCGATGACGACCGGATTGAGGCTCGGCGTGAACTCCGGCGTCGCCGACAAGAGCGAGTCACGTCCGGCGCACTGCGGATCAAGGCCATCATCTACGAAGCGGCGTTCCACCAGCCGTTCGTGTCGCGCGGCCAAAAGGATCACTTGCTGACCATGGGCGAGTTGCCGAACGTCACGTGGCAAGTCTTGCCGGCCGAGGCCGCCGAGGATGCCCCCGTCAAGACGGAGCAGGGCAGCCCGGCGGCGGGCTTCGAGGCGGCCTACCACCTCATGAAGTTCGAGAACGAAGAAGACGTGTCCGCCGTCTACGTCGAGAACCTGACCTCCGGCCTGTACATCGAATCGAGGCCGGACGTTGAGGCGTATACCCTCAACTTTGAGCGCCTGGAACGTCTGGCGCTGGACCCCAACGCGTCGGCACGGTGGCTTGAACGTGCGCGGTGACCCGACGCAGCAGTAAGAACAAAGGAAAGGACAACAATGTCCGACATCACCAGTGGCGCCCGCTGGCGAAAGAGCAGTTATAGCGGCGGCGGCGACCAACAGGCTTGCGTCGAAGTGGCCCAGACCCCGGACGTGACCGCCGTCCGAGACAGCACGGACCCCGCCGGACCGGTCATCGCGGTACCGCACGGTTCGTGGGCGGCATTCCTCGACGACGCGGTGGTCCGCTAGTCCACCGATAGGTTCGAAGGGAACGGCCCCTCGGGCGCGGGAACAAAGGGAACCGCGCCGAGGGGCCGTTCTTATGCGGTCCGCCGGACCCATGGGCGGCCGTGTCGACAGCCTACGTGATCGACGGCTCATGCCTGCTCCGTCATGTCGCTAAGCCGTGAAGTCGACGTGCGGCGGTGTGCACCCGCAATAGACCGGGATACACGTGCTCCCCGCCGAGGCGGTCGACCGGCCCGGCGTCGGTCCGGGTATTCAACACTTCCTGTTGCCGGCCTCGGTCACGGCGCAGATAGAGCACGTCGGCTTCGCCGACGATCCCCACCGCGAACCGGCATTCGATGCTGCCCACCACGTCGGCAGGGTCGCACCCCGGCGGCAGAGTGATACCCGTGGCGGCGCGGTATCCCTCGGCAAGGAAGACGTGCGCGACCGGGTCGCCGGGTGGGTCGAACCCGGCCCGTTCCTCCGCCGTGCCGGTCTCCAACAGGTGCGCGATCCGGGCAAGGTCGCTGGCCTCATTGACCGGCGTCATCGACAGGTCGAGGTATCCGGGTCGGGAATCCGGGGTCCGGCTGAGCACGTACAGCATCGGGGGCAGCTGGTCCCATCCCCGGTCGTTGTGGCATTCCTCGGCGCCGGCGATGACCCCGGCCACCGTGCCGAGGTCACCCCGCAGCCCGTGCCGGAACGCAGGCCGCCACTTAGCGGACACCAGCGTCCTCAGGCGTTGTTGTGGCCGTCGCGTCGAGTTCTGCCCCGCCGAACCAGTCGTCGGGGTCGGCTCCAACGGCGCCCAACGCCGTTTCGAAGACGTCCGCCGCTTCGGAGTGGTACTTCATGCCGTCGATGACGCCCCACACCGACACCGTGAGGCCGGGGAACTGGGCGATCAGTTGGCGTGTCCCCGCCACCACAGGGTCGGTCAACGTCATGCCGAGGAAGTCCCGCCACCCGGCGAGCACGGCGGGCACTTCGCTGTCGGGGTACATTCCGGCCGCCGAGCCCGAGAGGATCAGGCTGGAAAACGACGCGTCGAGTGTCCACGTGAGGTCGTCGCAACCGGCCTTGCGGCCCGCGGCGTTGAGCTCCGCCGTGACACCGGCGTTCACCAGGCCCGTCACGTTCCACGGGATCGTCATTACTGAGCTTGCCTTTCAGTGTCGTTGTCTATGGGTAGGTATTCGGAGAGGCCGGCCACGACCGCGCGCGCCTTGTCGGCCGGCAGGTCGATCCGCTCGGTCAGGTAGCGGAACAGCCGGTCGTCGAGCACCGCGCCGGCCATGGTGTTCAAGACGCCCTCACCGTGATCGCGAACCGCGTCCGGTTCAAGAACGCCGAGCTGTTCGCCACCAAGCTCGATCACCACTATCGGCGTGAACCGGTTGGGGCTCGCCGGATTCAGGTTGCGGCCGATCGCGGGCACCAGGCGAAGCGGTGCGGTCGTGTCGTGATCGCCGACCAGCTGTTGCCGCAAGTCACGCATGACGACGGTCTTCGCCGCGTCCTCACCGAGTTTCAGACGTTCCGTGAGCAGGCGAATCACGGCGACGGCGTGTTCCGCCTCGGTCGCCCGGCTCATGCACGTTGCGGCGTACTCGAGCGCCTGCGCTCGGTCTAGGTGGAACGCGCAGTCAGGCCCTACCGTCACGGCCACGCCGTATGTTCCGTCCGGCAATACGTCCGACCGCACCCACAGGCCGTCGTCTTCATCAGGTGTCGTTGTCATAGCCGCCTCGACCTCGGAACGCCGGTCACGGCGATTGACAGTTCCTCGATCTGCCGCAGAGCTCGGAACAGCTCCGAGGCGTCGATGGTCGCGTCCGGGATGCAGCCGTGTTCGCAACGCAGGCCACCGCGGATCAGGTCCGAACGGTCGCGCACCACGCCGAAGACGCGGCAAATCAGAGGCCGGACGTCGTACACCGAACAGGTGTTGAGCGGCGACAACGCCGGGCACCGAGGGGTCTTGCCGGTCGCGATCAGGGCCTGTAAGCGCTCGTACGACATGTGGACTGGCAAAGTCACCCCCCGGGCGGCAAGCCGCTCACGCTCCAGTTCGGACGCATCGATCGACGTGCATGAGTCATGGCACAAGCCCTTGCACTCAATGGCCGGCACCTGCTCGTAAAGGTCTTCGAGCGCGGCGATTGCCTCGGCGCGCGTGGGAATCCGCTGGCGGCTCATCGTTTCGCCCCCGCTCGGCCCGAGCCGCGTTGTGGCGGTGTCGCGGCCGCCGGCGGCGTCGCGGCGCCCTCGGTTTCGCGGACGCATACCGTGCATCGCCATCCCGTCGACTTGCCGTCTTTCATTCGCTTAGCGTTATGGACGCGCCGGCCTTCGCCGTAGGTGTCGTCCTGGAACCGGTTTGCGCAGGTGCAACGCCTGATCTCCGTCTTGGACATCTAGTTGCCCGCCCGTCCTTCGGCGTTGTCGAGCGTGTCCACGGTGGACATCTGGTCCGGCGCCCAGGCCGGCCCGAGGCTGCCCGCCTTACGCTGCGCCGCCTTACCCTGTGCCGCGTTCGCTTCGAGGCGATGCCAGACCTCGTGAACCAAGTCGACCCCTGCAATGTCGGCCAGCCTGATCACGTACATCAGTACGTCCGCGAGACCTTCGGCGATATCACGATCACCGGCAAGGTCCGCGCTGACGCTGTCCGCGTCGTAGATGGTCGCCAACACGCCGGCCGCTTTGAGAACCAGTCCGCTGACCAGCTGTCGAGGCGGGAAGCCCGCTCGCCACTTCCGTTCACCCACGAAGCTCCGAAGTTCCACGGTGAGCGTGAACAGCGAAGGGTCGTCTTTCGCCAAGGTCCGGTAGTAGCCCGGATCGATTGTCATTATTCCCCGTCCTGACGCCGCGCCTGCTGCTTCCCTTCGCGGCGCTCGCGGCGATTGCCGATTCGTTTGACTTTCTTCACGGCGCCCGACTTCTGTGTCCAGCAGAACCGGCGGCGCCATCGGCTGTGCACGTCCCGTTCCGCACCCGACCGGGTTCGTCGTTTCACGTTGCACCGCCTTGGAAATAGGGTCGGGCGGCCACGTATCCAGTGACCGCCCGACATGCAAAGTGTGTAACGGATTAACAGTCCGTTGCCCTCACGGGCGACTTTTGCGCCGTCATTGGGCGCGTCACCACGTTTAAACACGGGGATCAAGTTCATGTTCCGTCGCGCTCTGCCGTTGAGCCACAGCGCCATGATTGGAGGCGCCGGCGGGAATCGAACCCGCAATCTCGACAAGGAATCGTCCCCGCGTGGTCGATGTGACGTGCGGCGGCAATGCTGAGTCTGTGGCAAGAATCTGACATGCGGCCCGCTGCCTCTGCCGATTGGGCTACCCGGGCCCGTGGTGCCCGGGGCAGGATTCGAACCTGCACTGTGCGGGGTTGTTCCGCCTATGAGTCTGAGTCTGAGTCTGAGTCGTTCAGTCTGTGCCAATCCCCAAGCTGCCCAACCTAGGGCCCGAGGGGAAACCGTTGGGTCCGCGCCTACGCGAACAGGAAGTCGAAGAAGCGGCGGCCAATCTTCACGTCTTCGACCTCGACGGTGTTCGCCGCTTCGCGCGCCATCTTTACGGCCCGCTGTAGCGTCTCGACGCGTTCGATGAGGATCTTAATGCGGGCGGCCGGCAGTGCGCCACTCCGCTTCACTGTGGTCCATGTGCCCACAATGACGTCCTCAAAGTACATTTCCACCTGCGCCTTGTGGTGCTCGGTCGCCGGGGCTTTCTCGTAGCTGCGCGGGAGCTTCTTCGACCTGGTCGTCTCAAACGGCTCGGTCGACCACGTGTCGGTCGTCTCGTCGTACTCCCACTGCTCCGACGGGTCCAGCACAGGAAGCCTGCGGATGAACGTGTTCAGGCTGACCAACTGCTTTTCCAGGAACAGCAACACGGCCACCGGCACGTTATCCAAGAGCGTGACGTCACCCACCACCAGATCAGCCGAGGCGTTCCGGTTGGCCGTCTCCTTGGTGGCCACCGCGTCGAACGCCCGGGTCATCTTCAGGACCACGTCCGCGATGACCGCGCCGGCGCGGACCTGGACGCGCGTGGACTCGGGCGGGAGCGGGTCCCCACCGTCTTCCTTCGGCCGGTACGTGCGCGAAATGCCGGACAAAAGCGGTTGCTTCTCAAGCAGGTGATCCGCGTTTTTGAGCGCGGCGAACGCCTGCGCCTTGGCGTCCTTTTCGACCGGCAGGATTTGATGCAGCTTGACCATGGGCCCGTGACCTCCTTCTGAATCTGGTAGTTCGCATGGGGGACGGGGTTCCCCGCCGTGGGGTGTGCTTCACGGCGGGGAACCCCTTTTCCAACCCCGGCACCCCCTGCGTGCCGTGGGCGGGCGTAGCCGGGCCTCTGCTCTCGGCGGGGGCAGCCCTACAGAGCCCGGCTACGCGTCTTCACTGGACCGCGTGGACTACGACGTCCAGTCGTTCGGGGCTATCAGTCGCTTCATCGGCGACCATGCCGACGGCGATGCGGACCTTTCGCAGCTCACCGGCCGCGATCGGCGCTATCGCGATCCACGTGTGCATCCCAAGGAACACACCGTGGTACCGGCAGATGATCGGGACAACTACCCGCGGGTCGGGTGCTGGCGCCGATGCAGCGCGAAGCTTCCTGGTCCGGCTCTCGACTTCGAGCAGGACCGCGATGCCGAACAGGAACAGAAACGTCGTGCTCGCCGCCCCGATGGGGAGCCCAGTGGGGTGGGGGTTGGCCCACACGAGCCACGTCATCAGGACGCCGCCAAATGACACGGTCAGCAAGGACCACATGGTGGCGCGAGAGAACACGGCGGTGAGTACGCGCCGACATGCCGCGCGCGCTCGGGACATCACGCCGCCTCAGCTTCCTCGACGGCCGCGCGTTCGGCCAAGAACCGTTCCATGTTCCACGACCGCATGTCGTGGCGGGACATGGTCATGCCCACCAACAGATAGCCGTCGGGGTACTCGTAGGCGCGACGGATGAGGTCGCGCGTGACGCTGCTGTACTCGTCGATCCGCTTGGTGCCGCACGACCGGCATTTCAGCTTCTTCAGCAACGTGAACGCTGACCCGGACGCCTTGCCGATGTAGTCCCGGTGGGTGGGGCGCATCGCGTGGCCGAACTCCCGGCACATCTGGAACTCAGGATGGTCGAGTACGTACGCCTCGACCATCGACATGACGAACTCGTACGTAACGGCAGAGTCGTTGTAAGCCAACCTGATCTCGCCCCCTTACATCAATGTGTCCTGAGTGGACTTGGTCGCCTTCGCCCGTGGCTGCTTGCGCTTCGGCGGACTGTCCTTGTCACGTGCATCTCGCCACGCCGACCACTCTTCGAAGAGGGGACCCGTCCACCCCATCGTCTTTTTCCATGCGACGTAGGCGTGATCTGGCACCCGGCCTCGGTCGCCGAGGCCCGGCCACCCGTTCACCAGCGCCCACGCGCGAGCGTCTTTCCGCATCAGCGTCCAGCGCTCACGTTCACGGGTCGAGTGCACTTCGGGCGGCGTGAACCACTCGTGCGTGACCTCGCTTTGGTCTGCGACGACCGGCGGGGGGATAGGGGCCCGTATCACGGCCTGCCCCTTGTCGGCTTTCCGTGCGTGCGATGCCCACTCGGTCAGCACGGCTGTCAGTTCCTCAAGCCGCTCCGGGCCGAGGTCGATCACGTATTCCTGTCGCGCCGCGCGGGTGCCGGCCGCGCCGTTGACGCGGAAACCGAACTCAACCGACCCGACGGCGACGGTCTCTAGGTCGACGTCGTCGACGATGGTGATTCGTTGCGCCATGTGGCGTTCACGCCTTGGCGTTCACGCGGGTTCCACGGGCACGTCCGGTGGCCTTCGCCGGGGCCGACCGTTCCTTGACCTGGTCGGCGCGGTAGGCGGCGATCACTTCATTGGGGATGCGGCCCTGCGCGTTGACGTGGTGTCCGTTGGCTGCCGCCCATTCGCGGATGCGGGCCGATTCGCTCTGCGCCGCGAGCGGCACCGCGGCGCTGAGGTGGCGAGGCCGCTCGGCGACGCGGCGACGTACCGCACGGCCGCCGGTGCGGCGCGCACCTTCGACGTAGCGCGCCAGCTCTTCCCGCAGGTCGGCGGCGTGTTCGTCGTTGAGGTCGATGGTGTATTCGACGCCGTCGAGCATGAACTGAACGGTTTCGCTCGCCTCGGACCCGTCGAGGTCGTCGACCAACGTGATGTGCGCGTGCTGCAACGTGTGTGCTCCCGCCGTGATTTGAACGTGAGGGGAAAGGGCCTGCGCGGTCCGCGTGAAGGGGGTGCGGACTCGTCAACTGCCTTTCAATACGCGGTGACCGCGTGTTGCCTGGCAGTTAACACCCGAGGCCATGACCTCGCAACCAACCGGCCGGCTGGCGTCGGGGTGTTTCGGCGTCTTGTCCGTGTGCCAATTGACCACTGTGGACCGGGTCCGACTCGTCCCCCTGTGGCCGAATCCCCAGCAAGATCGTCATCTTTGGCATACCCGGCACTGTCCATAGTGGGCACACCGTGGGTGCGTCCGGTGCGCCGAACCGTCTCTTGATATGTCACTCAACCGGGCGACGGCAACCACTCAGGCGACGCGTTCCCCGCCGGCTTCGTGGGCGCGCTCCCACGCCTCGACGTCCGCGAGCCGGTATCGCACGTGGCGGCCGGCCCGGAAGTACTTCGGACCGGTCTGGTGACTGTTCCAGCGGTAGAGCGTCGGCACGGGGACGCCGAGCCGGTCGGACAGGTCGCGGATGCTCAGGTGCTTCGCAGGCATCGTCAACACCTCTCAGTGGTGGTGATCATTTCGCAGTAGTTGCGACATTGGCACACCTAGTGGCACAGTCGTACTGCCAGACCACGACCGAAAGGTGGCAGGGTGCCCGATCACCCACGTCCGTTGACGCGCGCAGACTTCACCTACGGCTACGCCGAGTTCGACGCCGGCGACACAGTCCGCATGGGTGGTGACCGACTGCTACCGCGGCGGATCACCGCGTACATCACCAGTGCTCCGGACCTTCCGGCCACCATGTTGACGATCGAAGCCCGGGACGGCGTCCCGGTGTGCACGGCCGTGACCGTGACCGCCAAGGACGGCGGCCGCGAAGTCCGAGCGGTCGATCTTCGGGCGATCAAACTCGAAGACTGGATAGAGGCGATCGTTGCCGAAGTCGCACCCACGATCGTCGCGTCCGACGACGACGGCCGCCCCATCATCGTGAGCCCGGCACCCGGCACCCCGGATGCACAGCGGCTCGCCGTTGCCGCCGTCCGGGCAGCCCGCCACGGCACCCGCAAGACGGTCACCGAAGACCACTTGCGCACCGTCGCCGAGGTCTACAACGCCGCCGACCCTCGGCGGGGGATTAAGACCGTGGAAGAGCGGTTCGGCACGTCGTACCGCACCGCCGCCCGGTGGATCGCCGCCGCGCGCGACAAGGGTTTCATTCCAGAAAGGGACGAGAAATGACAGTCGAAGATCGCTGGCATCACAGAGGCACACGCACGCGGACCAAGGACTACGGGCGCGGGAAGCGTTGGCGTGTGAGGAATCCCGGGTGCCCCACCCGCTCGTTCGCGAAGAAGAGCGACGCGGAAAAGCACGACACGGCCGTTAACGCCGACCTGCTGAAAGGGTTGCAGCCGTACGACGCAACCAAGGGTCTCATCCTGTTCCGGGACTACGTGGAAAAGCATTGGCTGCCGAACCACCCCGGCACGCCCCGGACGATCGAGACGGTCAAGTCCCGGCTTAAGAACCACATCTATCCGCACTTCGGGGCCAAGCGCATGATCGATTGCCGACCGTCCTCGGTGAACGGATGGAAGGCGTACATGCGGAACAAGACGTCAGTGCGCGGCGGGAAACTCTCGGACGCAACGATCCTCGCGTGCTGGATACACCTCGGTGGCATCTTTCGCGGGGCCAAGATCGACGGCGTGATCCCGGCACACCCGTACGACGAGGTAGAGCGCGTGGACGACCCCCGCCGGGTGGAACCCCGATTGTTCGAGGACGAGACGGTCGACGGCATCCTGAGCGCCTTCCCCGACCGGTACCACGCGATCCCGCTGGTGTCCGCCACGTGCGGTCACAGGCAGGGCGAGAGCTTCGCCGTCGCCGTCGAGGACATCGACTTTCTGCAACGGAAGATCACGATCCGTCACCAAGTGCAGCGCATCAACGGGACGCTCACCCTGGTCCCGCCCAAGCGGGGGTCCGTGCGGACGGTGCCGCTTCCCGCGATGACGGCGGAAGCCCTTGCCGCGCATATTGCCCGGTACGGCACCATGGCCGTCCGGTGCGAGTGCTGCAAGAAGTCGAACCGTCTCCTGTTCATCTCGGAGACCGGGAAGTTGATCAACCGTAGTCAGTTCAACGAGCGGGTCTGGCGGCCGGCTGTGATGGCGGCGGGTCTGGACCCCGCCGATGAGGACGAGACCGGGCAGCACTGCCTGCGGCACTACTACGTGTCGACGCTCATCGACGGCCACACCAACCCCAAGGCGATCCAGCAGTACCTAGGCCACAAGAACATGAAGACGACCATGGACGTGTACGGCCACCTGTTCGAGCGGGCCCACGGGCAGGCGGCGGACACCATCGACCGCGCGTTCGCTGGCCGGGCCCGCGCGTACCCTCCGCGTACCGGGACGGGGGCCTAGCGGTGCTCCCCGCAGGTCAGGGCCAGATTTCGCCTGAACCCGTCGTGAAAGGACCGTTCGCGCCGTCGGTCCCGAAACTGTCGGGGGTGTGTTCTAGCGTTGCCGTCGTGGAGTTCAGCGCAGACACCCGGGCCACCTACCTTCCCGCGGATCCCCCGCGGGACGGCGTGCTGGCCTTGTGGGGCGACGACGTGGCCGGCGGGACCACGATCGAGCTCGTGCTGCCCCGGGGCGCCAAGTTCGCGCGGACGAAGGTCGAGGCGGAGCTGGTGCCCCTCGAACGCGCCCTGCCCCGGCTGCTGTCGGTCGGGGAGGAGGCGAGCCCGGCGGTCGCGGCGTGGTCGGCGGCGGTCAACGCGGGGGTGAACCTCGTCGCACGCGGGCGGCTGCGTCCCGCGGTCTCCCCGGCGGGGGCGGCGGCGTGGCGGATCGGGCCGCTGGACGCGGCCGACGAGGAACTGCTGCGCGGGCTGGCCGGGGCGTTGCCACCGGAGGCGTACGCGCTGCCGCTGACCGGGCTGAAACGCATCCGCCTGCACTCGCCGGACTCCCTGGTCCGCGCCCTGTGGGACGCGACGGCCGACCTGCTGGCGCGCAGCCCGGCGGCCCCGGTCGGCGCGGGCGACCCGGCGTTCGCGGCGCGCGAACCGGCGCTGCTCGGCCCGGACGGCGCGGCGTGGCTGGCCGAGCTGGAGGCGCGTGAGCCGCGGGGTGTCCAGGTGCTGCTGCGGGTCGAGGGCCTGGACGACGAGTCGTTCGCCGGGGTGCTGGCGGTGCGGAGCATGGCGGAGCCGAGCCTGGTGGTGGAGGCGTCGACGCTGTGGGACGCGCCGGACGCGGTGCTGAGCCGGCTCGGCGACCAGGTGGAGACGCAGCTGCTGCTGGGCCTCCGCCGCGGCGCGCGGGCGTGGGCGCCGCTGGAGCGGGTGCTGGACCAGCCGGCCCCGTCCTCGCTGGAGCTGTCCGACGACGAGGTGGTCGACCTCCTCACCGACGGCGCCCGCGACCTGGGCGGCGCGGGCATCGAGGTGCTGTGGTCGAAGGGGCTGTTCGCGGGCGAGGTGAAGGCGAAGGCGAGCGCGACCCAGGCACCGGCGAGCGTGACGGAGGCGGAGTTCGCGCTGCGGAGCCTCCTGGAGTTCCGCTGGCAGCTGAGCCTGGGCGGCGAGCAGCTGACGCCATCCGAGGTGGCGGCGCTGGCGGAAGCGAAGCGGCCGTTGGTCCGGTTGCGCGGGCAGTGGGTGCGGGTGGACCCGCAGCTGCTGGCCCGCGTGCGAAGCCGTACGCGAAAGCTGGAGGCGGGCGAGGCGCTGGCGGCGGCGCTGACGGGCGAGCTGGAACTGGACGGCGAGCGGGTGGAGTTCACGGCCCCGCCGGTGCTGGGCGACTTGGTTTTCCGGATCCGGGACCGGGCGTCAAGCGAGGTGGCGCCACCGCCGGGGTTGCGGGCGACGCTGCGGCCGTACCAGCAGGCGGGGTTGGCGTGGCTGTCCACGATGACGGGGCTCGGGTTGGGCGCGTGCCTGGCCGACGACATGGGGCTGGGCAAGACGATCCAGCTGATCGCGCTCCACCTGCACCGGCGTGCGACAGCGCCGGGCCCCACCCTGGTCCTCTGCCCCACCTCCCTCCTCGGCAACTGGGAGCGCGAGTTCGCCCGGTTCGCCCCCGAAATCCCCGTCCGCCGGTTCCACGGTGGCAGCCGTCACCTCGACGACCTCGCCCCCGACGAGGTCGTCCTCGCCACCTACGGCGTCCTCCGGCGCGACCGCGAAACGCTGTCCGAAGTGGACTGGGGCCTCGTCGCCGCCGACGAGGCCCAGCACGTCAAGAACCCCCTCTCCGCCACCGCCAAGGAACTCCGCAAGATCCCCGCCCGCGCCAAGGTCGCCCTCACCGGCACCCCGGTCGAAAACCGGCTCACCGAACTCTGGTCCATTGTGGACTGGACCACCCCCGGCCTCCTCGGTCCGCTCGACCGCTTCCGCCGCACGGTCGCGCGCCCGATCGAACGCGACCGCGACAAGGCCGTCACCGAACGGCTCGCCGCCACCGTGCGGCCGTTCCTGTTGCGGCGGCGCAAGTCCGATCCGGACATCGCCCCGGAACTGCCGCCCAAGACCGAGACCGACCGGTTCGTGCCGCTCACCGCCGAGCAGACCACGCTCTACGAAGCCGTCGTGCGCGAAAACCTCGCCGAGATCCGCGAGACGCAGGGCATCAAGCGGCGCGGCCAGGTCCTGCAGCTGCTCACCGAGCTCAAGCAGATCTGCAACCACCCGGCCCAGTTCCTCAAGGAACCGCACGGCGCGCTCACCGGCCGCTCGGGCAAGCTCGCCGCGTTCGAAGAGCTCATCGACGTCATCCTCGACGAAGGCGAGAGCGTCCTCGTCTTCAGTCAGTACGTCCAGCTCTGCCGGCTGCTCGAACGCCGCCTCACCGAGCGCGGCATGCCGACCGAGCTGCTCTCCGGCGAAAGCTCGCCGGCGAAACGCCAGGACATGGTCGACCGGTTCCAGGCCGGCGAAATCCCCGTCTTCCTGCTCTCGCTCAAGGCGGGCGGCGTCGGGCTCAACCTGACCCGCGCGACCCACGTCATCCACTACGACCGCTGGTGGAACCCGGCCGTCGAAGACCAGGCGACCGACCGCGCCTACCGCATCGGGCAGGACCGGCCCGTCCAGGTCCACCGGCTCATCGCCGAGGGCACCCTGGAGGAGCGGATCGCGCAGGTGCTGGAAAAGAAGCGCGGGCTGGCGGAGTCGATCGTCGGCGCGGGGGAAGACTGGATCACCGAGCTCTCCGACGACGAGCTCGCCGACCTGGTCCGCCTCGGGAGCGGATGATGCCCCCGAGGCGCAACTTCGGCACGACGTGGTGGGGCCGCGCCTGGGTCGACGCCCTGGAACAACGCGCCAAGCTCGACCCGAACCGGCTGCCGCGCGGGCGGACGTACGCGCGCAAGGGCACGGTCAGCGAGCTGCACTTCGGCGCCGGTGCGATGACGGCGCGGGTGCGCGGCAGCCGGCCGCAGCCGTACAAGGTGACCATCACCATGCGCACCTTCACCGACGGCGAGTGGGACACCCTGCTCGGCGTCGTCGGCACGCGGCTCGGCCACGCGGCCGCCCTGCTCGACGGCGAACTGCCGGCCGCGCTGGCCGAGCAGGCGCGCGAGGCGGGCGCCGACCTGCTGCCCGGCCCGGGCGACCTGCGGCCGCGGTGCTCGTGTCCGGACTCGGCGAACCCGTGCAAGCACGTCGCCGCGGTGTACTACCTGGTCGCCGACGAGGTGGACCGCGACCCGTTCACGCTGTTCCTGCTGCGCGGCCGCCCCCGCGCGGACGTCCTGGCCGAGCTGCGAGCCCGCCGCTCTCCGACGCGCGGCGAGAAGCCGAAGCTGCCGAAGCGCGTCGACGAGGGCCTCACGCCCCGCGCGGCCTACGCCCGCCGCCCGGCCGCGATCCCCGCGTTGCCCCCGCCACCGCGAGTGGCCGGCCCACCCGCGGTCCTGGACCTGGACCCACCACCGAGCACCGGCTGGACGGCGGCGGCGCTCTCCGGCCTGGCGGCGGACGCGGCCTCGCTGGCCCGCGACCTTCTGCACACCGGCCCGACGGCAACCCAGCTGACGTTCGAGGAAGACCTGGCCCGCCGGGCGGCGAGCCGCTCCGGCTCGGACTTCACCGCTCTGGCCACCGCCGCCGAGGTGCCGGCGCGAGAGCTGGTCCTCTGGGCGGAGGCGTGGCGCGAAGCCGGCCGCGCGGGCTTGGCGGTCGTGCGCGAGACGTGGCAACCGGGCCCGGGCCCGTTGGCCGAAGCACAGGCAGTCCTGGCCGACGCGGGTCTGCCGGGAAAGCCGAAGGTGTGGCGCAACCGCCTGACGCAGGGAGAGCTGCAGCTGCGCTACGGCCGCGACGCCCGCTGGTACCGATTCGTCCGCGAGGGAACGGAGTGGCGCCTCGACGGCCCACCCTCGGCGAGCCCGGTGGACCTGGCCTACTGA